AATACTATATTTGGTTGTTTATTAAATTCAAAATTATTAATATTTAATATAGCTTGATTATAAGATTGATCAGTATCCTCTTTTTTAATAAATAAATGACCATCATTTTTTTCCGTATTCCAATACGCTCCTCTTACTAATTTTCCAGAAAATGGAATATTTGTTTTGTTGCATTTAATTATATCACTCATTAATACGTTTAAAGAATCTTTTCTATACATTTGATAAGTTTTATAAACATTTTGATGTTTTAATAACAAATCTGTAGATATATCCTGATATATTTCATTATCTTTATCACTTTCTGCATCAATAAATACTTTAATATTTTTGTTGTTTGCATTATTTATAGTATCACTAATAGCCAATGAATCAAAATTAAATGAAGATAGTTTTAATGCTATGGAATAATTTTCAGGTAATAAAGATATTATTTTATTATACTCTTTATACGTTTTCCTATAATTATTTTTTCCTTCTACTACATAATTAATTATAGGTTTTTTATTTTTATTTAGATATTTTTTACCTACAGCTAAAGCATGATTAATATTACTTCCAGCAATATATCTCAACATATAATTTTAAAATATGATAATATAGTAATGACAAGACAAAATAATCCAAAAATTCAAACGGGTAATGGAACATCATGTTCTAAAACAAAAAAAATACCAAAAGCAACTGAATGTACTGACAAACGAAAAACAAAAGCTTTTCCGTATGATGAACGTTATAATATATATAAATCTCTTACGCCAGTTGCTATTGCTGATGCTACACCTGTAGATCGTTTAGAAATGGGTGTAAGAATCGGTACCGATGGAATGCCTTTTAAAGGTGGAAAAAGAAGAAAGACTCGCAAAAATAAATCCAAAAAAACATTTAGAAAAACACATTCAAAACGACAGAAAGGCGGATCTGAAGACGAAGATATTGCACTTATTATAGCAAGTCGTGATGGAGACATAGAAATAGTGAGAATATTACTAGAGAAGGGAGCTGATGTAAATGCGAAGACTGATACTGGCACTACGGCTCTCTTTAATGCAATTTTATATAGACACACAGAAGTCGTGAGAATATTACTGGAGAATGGAGCTGATGTGCATGTGAAGACTATGTATGGCTCTACGACTCTGGATATGGCAATTTGGTATGGAGACATAGAAATAGTGTCAATGCTACTGGAGAATGGAGCTGATGTAAATGCGAAGGGTAAATATGGCTCTACGGCTCTCATAAAGGCAAGTGAAAATGGACACACAGAAGTCGTGCGAATGCTACTGGAGAAGGGAGCTGATGTAAATGTGAAGGATGATAATGGATCTACGGCTCTCATGAAGGCAAGTAAGGAAGGACGAACAGAAATCGTGGAATTATTAGAAAAGGTAATAAAAACCGAAAAAGAAACAAGAAGTAAAAAACAAAAAGCCATGGAACTAGTAAAAGATAGGGTTGAAAACCCTGCTTCCTTAGTTACGCAGATACATAGAGGGATGGATACCTATGCAACAAACGATTATAACAACGCAGTTAGGGATGGTATTGTTCGACCCCCAGGTAGCGGTAGAAATAGCAAACTTGGTGGAAAATCGATATCAGATTTTTTTAGAAAACAAAAAGGTAGTGGAGTCAACTGTTCAAGCCACCGACCATGTATCACTGACAATATTGAGGAAGAATACCCAAATACTATTGACGAATATCTTCAAGTTGCAATTGAAGAAGAAAATGCATCAAGTGTGAAAACATATTTAGAAGAAGGGGCAGATCCAAATAATGTAATGATTACATATCAACACCAATATATACAAGGGCAAGGGACTGAAACAGTTCCAGCTATTATATATGCAGCAAGACAGATTCAGCCTTCTACAACAATATTAAAACATTTAATTGAACATGGGGCAAGTGTAGAAAGAGATGTTCATACTGGTTCAACACCATTAATTGAAGCTGCTGAATGGTTTAATTTACCTGCAGTAAGACTATTATTAAATAAAGGCGTTGATATAAATGCTACACACGTAAATGGTGATATTGCTATTGCATATGCTGTGCTAAATGAAGACATCGACATGATTAAACTTATGCTTAAAAAACGTAAGGGTGAAATAGATTTTAATTATACTGCTTATGGTGATAATAATAATGTGATAGATGATGCAGTTGAAAATGCTAAAAATCCAGAGGTAGCAAAAATATTAAAAGAGTATGCAATTAAACAAAAGCTTCCAAAAATTCGTAAAAGACAAGGATTGAGAGTAAAATTAGGTGAATATTTGCAAGGGGTTCGTGGAACATCTAATAGAGGACCTGACGGGAAACTACCTGATGATATAATACGAATGATAGACCGTAAAAACTACCTTGGCGGAAGAAGCAAGACTCGTAAGAATCATAAGAAAAAGTAAATTATATTCAAGTAATAGAGAACCTGAATATAATTATGAAACTCAATCTAAAAACATATGAAAACAGGTATAAATATAAAAATATATAATAAAATATCACAAGGTTCTCCAATGCCTCCAAAAAATTATAAGAAATATACAAATAAAAAAGGTTCACAAACAATTACTTCAGTGAATCTCACCCAAGCCAAGTATTTGTTTATTGTAGAGTCACCATCTAAGTGTGCAAAGATAGAGCATTTTCTGGGTGCAGAATATTGTTGTATAGCTTCCAAAGGGCATATTCGTACAATAGAAGGGTTGAAATCCATAGACACCAAAGAAAGTTTTGTACCAAGGTTCTCGTTAATTGATGAAAAGAAGGCACATGTGGAGGAAATGGAAAAGATAATTAAAAAGTTCTCCAAATCTAATATTTTTATAGCAACAGATGATGATAGAGAAGGAGAAGCCATCGGTTGGCATATCTGTATGCAATTCGGGTTACCGATAGAAACAACAAAACGAGTATTATTTCACGAAGTAACGAAGGATGCGATACAATTATGTGTAAAAAATCCAGTATTAATCAATATGAATGTGGTTCATGCCCAACATGCTCGTCAGGTTCTTGATATATTGGTAGGATACAAGATTTCACCCTATTTATGGAAGTATTTATATAACAATAAAACGAATTCATTATCTGCAGGTCGTTGTCAAAGTCCAGCATTGCGATTGGTGTATGAGAACCACAATGAAAAAACTGATACACTGGATGAAAAATACAAAATAAGTTCATCATTTTTACCCAAAAAATTACAATTCCAATTAAATATAGATATGTTCTCCAAAACTGATATTTTAGAGTTCTTAGAAATGTCAAAAACACATAAACATATGTTATCTGTTGGTGGATACAAGAAGTCAACAAGAGAGGCTCCCAAACCGTTCCATACATCAAGATTATTACAGGTAGCAAGTAATGTTCTCCATATGTCACCAAAAGATACAATGTCAATATGTCAAAAATTATATCAAGGTGGTTTTATAACCTATATGCGTACAGAGAGTACAAAATATTCCAAAGCATATTTGGAGAAGGCAAGTAGTTATATAAAATCACAATTCAATGAAAAATATGTAGGAAATCTGGATAAAATAGAGAACACGGATACAAATAATCCCCATGAGGCGATTCGTGTAACACAAATAGACGTCCGTACATTAGGAACGTGTGAAGATACACGAATGAACACGATGTATAAATTAATCTGGAATAATTCAGTAGAAAGCTGCATGTCAGCAGCAGTATATAATGTATCTCAAATAAAAATAACAGCACCAAAGAAAAGTCATTATACATATACAATAGAGATTCCTTCTTTTCTTGGATGGAAGAAAATTAGTGAAAAGGGAGAACCTACAGATACAGAAAATAATTTGACTGCATTACGAATGTATTTGGAGAACATAGAAGCAAAAAAAGAGGAAGTAAAATATAATACAATAAAAAGTGAGTTACACGTAACAAATAAGCATCGTCATTATACAGAAGCAAGTTTGATAAACAAGTTAGAAGAATTAGGAATAGGAAGACCTTCAACATTTGCAACAATAGTAGATACAATCCAAGAAAGAGAGTATGTAAAGAGAACCGACATAGAAGGAATAACAAAGATGTGTGAAGAATACGAATTAACAGGTGAAACGATAACAACAACGAATACCGAAAAAGTATTTGGTGCAGAGAAACAGAAGTTAGTCATCCAATCAGTAGGAATATTAACAATAGAGTTTTTATTGAAGTATTATCAAGAGATGTTCTCATATGAGTATACAAAAAACATGGAATATGAGTTAGATAAAGTGTGCAGTGGTGAAGTAACAGATTGGGCAGAGATATGTCGCGAGTGTGTAGCGGAAATAAAGAGTCATTCCAAGCCACTGCGTGAAGTGACAAAACAAACATATCCAATAGAAGAAGGTTACGAGTATATATTTGAAAAATATGGTCCAGCAATAAAACATACATTAGAAGATGGAACTGTAGAATATATTCAAGCCCGAGAGGATGTAGATTTAGAAAAACTAAAGGCGGGTGAATATACATTAAAAGAATTAATAGAAATAACAGAGCGTAAAATTGGTGAGATGGAGAACCTGGATGTATTTATAAAGAAGGGTAGATATGGGTTGTATATAGAGTATGGAGAAACACGTATAAGTGTAAAAAATACGGATGCAAAATTAGAAACGTTTACAATGGAAGATATGAAAGAATGTATAAAACCAACAAAAGAAAAATCGGTATTGCGAGAACTGAATGAACATATGGATGTACGAAGGGGTCAATATGGTGCATATGTGTATTATAAGACACCAGAAATGAAAAAGCCTAAGTTTTTGAATATAAAAAAGTGTCCTCATGGTTTTTTAAATTGTACTGTAGAAACATTAGTAGAATGGTTATGTACAACATATAATTTACCGACTCCGCCATAATATATAAAGGAATATTATAATAAGAAATGGAATCATCTAATACCAATAAACCAGGAATAATAGAATTAATAAAGCCAATAGTAAATAAAATCGGCGATAAATTCACAACACTGTCTATTACAGTAAGTGATTTTTTCAATAAATATATATTAGTAACAATGATGGTATTATATTCATATATTGTGGATCCAAGAGGAAACCAAGACATGGATAAGATCATAAAATACGTAGTATTTTTGTGTAGTTTTCTTGTATTAATATCAATATTTACAATTAGTATTCCATATTATATCTACAAAATGGAAACATCAGGTAAAGAAGCGAAACTATCAGGAAAATATAAAGAATATTTGGATACGTATATCACAACGCTAATATGGGTAGGAATAATATTGTTAATAATGTTGTTGTCATACTTTGTTCAGGTAATGGGATATGTATCTAATGAAACTGTAAAAAATATTTTGACAAGATTAATAGGTGTTTCTGGTTTGGGTTTAACTGGTGCATCATTAATATCAATAATTCAAGCACTTCCATTTATAAACATAAAGCGATGTATGATAATATAAAAATAATGCGTATAAAAGCATAATAATATATATTCATAATATTAAATGAAATATTATGAAACCAGTTTTGTAGAATATGTTCAAGCGGTAGAACAGTATAATATTCATCCAGAATTATGTAAAACATTTTTAAAATTTCCAACAGATATAAATAAAATAGAGAACATGATATTATACGGACCATCGGGTGTTGGTAAATATTCACAGTTATTATCGTTATTAAAAAGATATAGTCCAAGTGATTTAAAATATGAAAAGCGTATAACAGTAACAACAGATAAACAAGAGTATATATATCGTATAAGTGATATACATTATGAAATAGATATGGCATTATTGGGTTGTAATTCAAAGACATTATGGCATGAAGTATTTTTTCAAATAATAGATATAGTTTCAGTGAAACAAGAAAAGATAGGTATAATCGTTTGTAAGAACTTCCATCAAATCCATACAGAATTATTGGATATATTTTATAGTTATATGCAGCAATATAATCATTCTCACACCAATATTTTTATAAAATTTATTTTAATAACTGAACAAGTAAGTTTTTTACCAATAACCATACAAAATATTTGTCATTTAATACATGTAGGTCGTGCAAAGAAAGATATATATAAAGAAATAAATCCATTAGATATAGAAAAAACGTCTGTAAATAATTTTATACAACGTATATCAAAAAATACTATAACCCCGGAATCAAAAAAGTTGATAACAAATCAATTAAAGAATATTGACAGTGAGAGTATTTTAAACCTGAAAGAGATAAAACAATTTGATTTATTCACAGGGTACGAAAAAAATAATCCAATTCCTGAAGATATATTTGATATTGTATGTAATCAAATAATTCATGAAATTTCAACGATTGATAAGAATAGATTTATAGAAATACGTGAGGCATTATATAATATATTAACGTATAATTTGGATGTACCAGAATGTATTTGGTATATAATAAGTCATTTTATAAATACAGGTGAATTAACAGATACTGCATTAACAGATACAATAGAACGTATGTATGTCTTTTTGAAGTATTATAATAATAATTATCGTCCAATATACCACTTAGAGAGTATTACCTTTTATATAATAACTAAAATTTATAATTTGGATGAACAAAATACAAGCGTATAAATATTTAGATTTAGACATAAATAACACGGATATAACGTTAGATGATATAAAACGCCAATATAGGTTAAAAGCATTAACATACCATCCTGATAAGAATTCAAGTCCAGATGCAACAACAAGGTTTCAAGAAATAAATGAAGCATATGAATATGTATTAAAGCATGAAGGTCATGTAGATTATACAGATAATGATATATTTGGTGATGATTTATATCCGCCCAGAAATGGTTCTTACAAAAGTATATTTATGTTATTTATGAAGAAAATATTGGAGAACGAATCGAACCAAACTGCATTTTATAGTATAATAAATCGTATAACAAATTTATGCGAAAATAAAGCAATAGAATTATTGAAACAGTTGGATAAAACTGTATTAATAAAAACACATGCATTATTAGAAAAATATAAGACAGCATTTCACATAACAGAATCATTAATAGATAAAATATCGTTGCTAATAAAAAATAAAAATGAAAATGATGAGTGTATTTTATTGAATCCAACTCTTGGTGATTTGTATGAAAATAATTTGTATAAATTAAACATAAATAGTGAAACATATATAATACCGTTGTGGCACCATGAGTTGGTATATGAGTGTGGCGAAAAAGATTTATATGTAAATTGCATACCAGATTTACCGAGTAATATAGATATAGATGAAAATAATAACATCCACATATATATTGATTATAACATCCATGATATATGGAATCTGCCGTTAGTTAATGTAAATTGTCACACTGAATGTCTTCCAATCCAAGTAAGTTCATTAAAACTGGTAGAGAACCAAACAATTATGTTTGCAAAAAAGGGAATAACAAAAATAAATACGAAAGATATATATGATATAACAAAGAAAGGAGATGTATATATTCATATCAAGTTATCATTACGGTAGATCTCGTGGAATAATTTTATCAGCATAATAATGTCGTAAGACTTCTATATTATTATTTGTATCCATAACTGGTGCATATACCGGATTATTTTCATTTAATTCTTGCAGTAGCATTTTATTTGTATTAGTATTATCTTCATCATTATCTTGTTCATAAAAAATAAAGAGGTTTCTACAAAATAGATGAAATGATTTAATAACAACTTCATTAGGTGTATTGTAGATATTAATTAATGCTTTTTGAATAATAGGGTTACGTGGAGTGCAGCCAATAAATCCTTGAAAAATGGTACCGACAAAATGGCTTGAATTAACGGAAAAAAATGTATAATCTTTTACAATGGTATCAATATTCACTAATAACATGGCATCTGTGTCCATATATACACCTCCATGAATATATAAAAAATAGTATCTAAATAAGTCGGCTCTGTGTTCACCGTAATTAAATGAATAAAATTTTTCGGCCATATTAGGTAATTCAATTATGGGATTTTCCTTAAAAAACTGAATAATTTCAGCATCATTATAATGTAGATATTTCCATTCGGGTATTTTGGTTTGTATCATATCAACAACATATTGTTCTGGTTTAGCTCTGGAAGTTTGAACAAATATTCTTGGAATTTGCATTATTATAATTATATCTATTATAATTATATTATTTGAACGTTAAAATTAACATTTAAGCATACACATTATATAATTCACAATAGCTACACAAGTAGATTATAATGAGACACAATCAATTACATATTGTACTGTGTCCAGTAGATTTAAAATCTAATGAATAAATATAGTAACTATGACAGAAGAATTGATAACCAATACCTTTTACATAACTTATGTATTTTTTATGACAACGGCAACTATAACATTTATAGAAGCTATGAGAACACCTGATCAAAAAATTAGAAATATTTTAAATTTAGAAACTTGTATTTCAGTAGTTGCGGCATTCTTTTATTCCAAATTTGTATCGAAAGCCGAAGGTGGTAATTTAGACCACGAAAGTATAAACAAAACAAGATATTTAGATTGGGCAATAACAACACCAATAATGTTGTTAGTTTTAGTATTGGCATTTTTATACAATACAAACGGAGGACCTTTAAAATTTTCCAAATTTTTGACAATGTTGGGATTAAATTATGGTATGTTAGGAATGGGTTACTTAGGAATGATGGGAATAATAGATAAAACCATGGCAAACGTTGCAGGTTTTGGTTTCTTTTTCACTCTATACGGATATATTTACAAAAATTTCTTGACTAAGTATAATTTTGATAATATGATGTTATTTTATTCATTTGTAATTTTATGGGCATTTTATGGAGTATTTTATCAAATGGATGATATAACAAAAAATGTAGGATATAATGTTTTAGACTTATTTTCCAAATGTTTTGTTGGTATTTTCTTTGTTGCTTATTTTACAAAAATGTTCAAATTATAATTATATTGAAAAAGTTTAAATTGTAATTATATTAAAAAATGTTATAATATAATTAATGTTTGCTTTCTTTGATGATAAATTATTTCCAAAAATATTCATAACATTTGATCATAATATAACAAATGAATCATGGAAACAATTTACGAATAAATGGGTTTCTTATGATATGCGAGAAAGACCATACACATTTATATTTGATACACAAGGATTAGGTATGTCGTTAATGAAGTATGCTTGGAAAATGACTGTATTTATAAATAAATTAAAAAAAAGGAAAAAGTTACAAAATAATGTCTACTTATCAAAAAGTATAATTATTTGTAATAATTCATATAAACGGTATTTATTAGAATGGATATTTTATATGCAAAGTCCAGTAGCACCTGTATATATAGTTAAAAATAATGACATGGCAACACAATTGTATGATAGTTTGTCTGTTAATAAACATTTTTATCCTTCATCCGTAACAGCTTATTTTCCAAAAGATAGTTAAAGATAAATAAATAATAATAGTATAAATGAAAGAACTAATATTATTAAGCAGTATAGTGCCAACAGTAATAATGGCATCAACGGGAGGAAATTGCGAAAATGTGTGCAATTTCCAAATAGATAATTATTGGACACCATGTCTTGAAGATAATTGTCCTCAAATAAATGATATGTGTCCTACGAGAAATGCAACTACATGTATATGTAGTAAGGATTGCCAGATGTGCGTAGATGATTTATATAATGAATGTGGTGGTTGTACAAATAAATATGGATTTGATTTTGATAAAGAATTGGGTCCAAAATATAAAAGTCTTGCAGAGGATATGGGTTGTAATAGTGGTGTAGTAAATAATCAAATGAATAGATTAATAATAATAAGTATGTTGGCATGTGGAATATCGTTATATGTATTGTAAAATAGTGCAATACAGTTGGTTTGAAATAAAAACTATGTTTTAAAAAGTTTGAATATACCAGGTCGGGGATATATCTGTGCCACTGGTTTATTACCGTTTATAAGTTCTTCTTTATCATAATCATTACTATTATCATTATCACTATCACTATCATTACCTTCTATAATATATATTTTTCGGTTAAATTTTAACCATTTACAAATAGAGTTATTTTTAAATTTTCCTCTAAATTTCGGTTTATCATTTATTTTATCTTCATTTATCCTACCAACCATAGCAATCATAACATAGTTATCTATAATATATTTTACTAATAACACTTAAATATAGATTCGTATTTATATAAAATGGAAGAATATAATGAACAGTGCAAAATAGTTAGACGTAAAGTAGAGAAGGCTATTGAAAAAGGAGTTAGTATTGTAATTTGTGGTCCTGAGTTTAGTGGAAAAACACACATAAGAAATATATTAGATATTTCATTGCGTCAGAATGATTACACTGTATATTATGGAGTAGACCACTACAAACAATTTAATAAGTTTCATGGGAAAACATATACAGATGACAAATTTTGGATTGAAGAGATTAACAATAATGCGTTAAGTGATATATTGAATCATTACGAATATATAGAAACGACCTTGCAGTATCCGGACATGTGTAAATAAATGATATAGATATTTAATATAAGTAATATTATATATCTATGAATAATTGTAGCAAAATAAATTTAGAAATTTTCTCTAAAGAGCATTACACCTATATAAATCAAATATTTGGAGATGAAACAATTCGTGAAATCATTAAAGAAATGTATACACCCAGGGATTGGTATTTTGTAGTAGAAGATGCAACTGAAGAATTTGAATATTCAAATCATCACGTATTAGAAAAAAAAGGAAAAAATGGAGAAATCATAAAATGGTGCAGTGTAGACGAAGGATATCAAAATACAAATATTAACAAAAATGACACATTATGTCAAAGTTATACTTTATTAAAGTATTTGAATAAACCTATTGAAAAAAATATGAAAAAACGACAAATGGAAATGATAAAGATGTATAAAAATATAATAAAGCGAGATTATTTTAAAGATGAACTTCGCGGAATGGTAGAAATAATGAAACGAAAAATAAAAAGAACAAAAAAAAAGAATAATCCTGCATTATGGAAAGATTATACATATGATAAGCCCGAACCATATTTGAACAAGGATTTTAATGCATTGTATGGTGAAATACAGAGTGTGTTGGAAAAATGGGAAAAATACGGGTATTTATATTTCATCAAAGATGGAACATGTCCAAAGAAAAAATAATATAGTTTATTTTAGGTCTTAATATGATATTATTTTTGATATCATATTATTTATATATTCCAATAAAAAACATTGAAGTTTTTTGTTTTTATGCTTAGGGTGTTTGAGTAATTAATGTGCTTTTTCTATTATTTCATTATTTTTTATTTGTGATTAGTATTGTGCTATTTTTATTTTCATTATTTTGTGCTATTTTTATTAGTATTATATAAATTTTATGCTGGTGCTGCCTTCTTCTTGACAACCTTCTTCTTAGGAGCTGTTGCTGCCTCCTCTTCAACAGGTGCTGCCTTCTTGACAACCTTCTTCTTAGAAGCTGGTGCTGGTGCTGGTGCTACTTCCTCTTCCTCTTCCTCCTCATCACTATCTTCAACATTAGTATCAACAGTTGCTGGAGTTGTGGCTGGTAGAAGAGTACCTTCCTCATCATCATCTGCATTTGCCTGAACAGGTGTGTCCATTTGCTTAATTTCATCAGCAGATAGCTGAATATGGCATTTACCAAACACACTAACTACCTCACGGGGCTTAACTACGCATTGGTTTACCTTCCAAGTAACTCCCCATCCCTTACCTCCAAACCATAGACCACCACATTGTAGAACCGCTGCAACTTGGCTTTGCTTAGGAACAAAATCCATTGGTGTCATATTCTCATTATCGCAAGGAAATAGCAAATTATTCTGGGTATCATATACCTCAACTCCCCACTTGCTATTGTAGTTTGGTACACGTGCGCGAATAGAAGGTGACTTAGAGAGGTCAATCTTCTTAGTAAGCTTATCCTTAGAATACTTTAGGAATGGGAAGAAATTGTGCTTAACAACTTCTCTTGACAAGTCCTCGCCAAACCAAGCATCACTGTACTTAACTGCATCATCAAGGATTTGATTCTCAAACGCCTTCAACTTTGTAAGAAAGGTATCAGTAGCAGCTGTAGTATAATCGCCATTAGGAAATACCAAAGACATACTAAACTTACCATCAGACTCTCCAGTCTTTTCATCAACAAAATCACTAATTCCCCATGTCATCATGAGAGGAGTAGAAATATGAAGTGAACGATTAGACTGTGTGCTAATAATATTAATTGACTTTCCCCCTCGGTCATTAAGCTTAGGTTGCATATAGCGAATAGCGGAAGTATTCCAATCACTGTTGCTCAAAACGATAGGTGCTGAAGACTTAGACATTGTAAATATAACGAGTGTATACAAGTATACAATATATTAGACAAGTAGCTTTAAATCAATTTTTTACAATATATAAGCATTAAGTATTTGAAGAGAACATATTTGCTGCATTTATGGTGTATTTTATTATACAAAAATATATATGAATATTGTAAAAAAATACTAATAAATAATGTATATAGATAGTATAATACAAGAAATATATAAATGTCAACTACCGACCATGCAAATATATTATTAAATACAATAACATTAGATGAAAACATAATAGATGTAGTACCAAAAAAGAAGAAAGAGATAAAAATAAAAGTAAAAAAAAAATTAGAAGTATTTACTTACGATGATTACATTAATAATGAGGTTATGATGAAATCTTATACAATACCTATCTTAAAACAAGTATGTAAAAAACATAAGTTACATATTTCTGGTAAAAAGGCTGTATTAATAGAACGAATAACAACATTATTTGAACAAATAAAAAACACGATTATTATACAAAAATATACTCGAAGACAATTTGTAAAAAAAGTAATAAACAAAACTAAAGAATTCAACGAACAGCGTGATAAGTGTACAAATACCACAGATTTTTCAACAATGGAACCATTAGATGAAATTAGTAATGAATATTTTTATTGTTATACAGATATTGACAATTTTGTCTACGGATTTGATATTACATCATTAATAACAATGTTACGAAGCACACGTAAAATATTTAATCCATATACACGAACTCCATTCACACGAAAGCATAAAAATGAAATAATACACATATATAACTTATCATTATTAGTTTACCAAAGAATGAGAGAGATAAACGAACCTTATAAGAATATTGTACAAAATAATACTGCACGATACATAAGTCGTTATAGAAATTTAATAAATAGAATAAATAATGAATTTACTAATGATACGGAAGTTAGTTCGTATTTAAATTATAATCCAATTAGAAATATTGAAACAATTCCAGAACAATATCGGCAACAATATCAACAATTAGTGAATACGCGTCAAGAACCAATAAATGAGCGTATAAATTCATTATTTATAGAAATAGACCAATTGGGTAATTATACAGACCAGACATGGTTTACTAATTTATCTCATATACAGTATGCCCAATTATATAGGTGTTTTTATGATATATGGAATTTCCGTGGACAAATTTCATATGAAATAAAAAATGATATATGTCCTGTACATGGTCCATTTGATGGTATATTTCCAAATTCAGTAAGACATATGGATTTATCAACAACTACATTAAAAACAGTATGCCTAATTGTATTTGAAAACTTAGTATATAGCGGAATAAACATTGAAACCCGTAAAATAGGTACATTAATTGCATTAACAGCATTAACTGTTATTTCGCGACCTGCGCGTGATGTAATGCCATGGTTGTATGAATCAATTGTTTATTAAAAATAGTTGTACCAACTTTTATAAATTTTATACTAAATATATATATAATTTATATTGTACGCGTTTTCCAAACGGTATTCAGACTGTAATAAATTTATAATTATTCAATTTATATATATTCATGTAAACATACTTAAAACAATGGTTAGTATGTAGTATATAAACCCAGAATGGTTAGAGCATCTAAGACTACTGAATCCGCTACCCCTGCCCCCAAGGCAAAGACTTCCAAGAAGGCCGCTGCTGCCGCCGCCCCACCCGCTGCCCCTGTTAATGAGGTCAAGCTAACCCCTGCACCTGCTGCTGAGCCTGCTGCTGTTGTTGAGACTCCATCCATCGTTGTAAAGATGGCTGAGTTCAGTGCTAAGTTGCAACAACTTGCAAGTGTATTTGTAACAGTTAAGAGTGATTACAAGACTCTTGAGAAGGCAATGGCCCGTGAGATGAAGGCTGCTGCCAAGGCTTCCAGCAAGAAGCGTCGTAACACTGGTGATAGAAAGCCTTCTGGTTTCGTCAAGCCTACTGCTATTAGTAACGAGTTGGCTCACTTCCTTGGTAAGTCCATTGGAACTGAGATGGCTCGTACTGAAGTAAGTAAGGAGATTAACTCTTACATCCGTTCCCATAACCTTCAAGATAAGGATAATGGTCGTATTATCCATCCCGACGCTAAGCTAACCAAGTTGCTTAATGTTGCCAAGGGTGATGAGCTTACTTACTTTAACCTCCAGCGTTACATGAAGCACCACTTCCAAAAGGCTACACCTACTGTAGCTGCATAAATAAAGTAATATATTCCTATAAAAATTATAAAATAATAGAAACATTATAAAAAGTAAAAACACGGTCAAACAAACAAATAAACACCTTAATCACATAGTAAAATATAATAAAAATGAATATCTTATAATATTACCGCACTATAAAAAATAAATATTACTTACAATAATATTTATTTCAACGATAAAAAACTATATACATTTATCATATTATTTTTATCATTTTTATTTATTTATTCCATTTTTGCAGCTTTCTTTGCAGCCTTTTCCCTTTTCTTTAAAGCTTCCTCATTCGCCTTTCTAATCCTTTCAGCCTCCTCCAATTTCTTTGCCTCGCGATAATGACGTGATTTATTATCAATATCAACTTGATGATTATATGTCATAGCTTCTCTTGTTTTAGAACATATTGTGCGAGGGTGTCCCTCTCCAAATACTTGACATTGAATCATAACGATTTGTTTATATGTTTCTGATGCCTGTTTAAATCGGCCAACCTTTTGTAACTTATTAGCAAGTTGATTCAACATTCTAATCCGTGTATTCGGTGCAACAGATGGCTTATCTAATTCTTTGTTGATTGTAATCAATCGTTTAACTTCAGTTTGACGAGTCATTATATAAAAGATATAATAAAATATACAATCTAATACTCAGTCCGTAGAAATCAATTTTTTACAGGTGTAGATAGTTACTAATGTAATTGAGAACATCAAATACATCAAATACATTAATGTGTATCAAAAATAAAGTATATAAAGTACTATTTTCAAATACTTATATAATGGATAGTGATTTTGAGAACATAAACATATACGAAATATTAGATGAATATACTAATAAAATTAGCCCTGTTATCTATATTTTAACACCATGCTTTGGTAGTGTATGTTTTGTAAATTATATAGAATGTTTAATGAAAACAAAAGAATTATGTAGAGAACTTGGTATTCGGTTGGAGGTATTATTTTGTAAAAGCGATAGTTTAGTTACACGTGCACGAAATAATTTAATTGCAAAAGCAATGAGTGACCCTGAAATGACACATATACTTTTTATTGATAATGATATAACATGGGTTCCAACTGATATATTGAAGTTATTAATTGCAGATAAATCAATAATAGGTGGTATATATCCACTCAAAAAATACAATTTGGATAAGTTGATACCAACTGAAGAACACCCTAATCAAGTACAAGATATGATTAATGTAAAAAACAATTCACATCTGCACGAAATAAATGATAAAGATGCTATAGAAATGAATCTATTAACATACAATGTGAATTATAATACAAAAGAAGTCAAAATTAAAAATAATCTAACTCAAGTAAAGCATGTTGCTACAGGATTTATGATGATGCAACGAAATGTAATAGAAAAAATGATAAAATCATATTCTTCAACCAAGTACACCGATGATATTAACTTTCTAATACCAGAAGAAAATAAATATGCTTATGCATTATTTGATTGTGGTGTGGTAGATGACCATTATCTTTCGGAAGATTGGATGTTTTGTAATCGTTGGACATTATTAGAAGGTGAAATATGGATAGATGTAAGTATAAATTTAACACATACTGGTATTCATGACTTTAAAGGTTGTTATATTTCATCCCTACTTAGGTAAATATAAATCCTTCTTTTTCCATAATATTATGTAGATCTCTATCAGTACGTTTATTTAATATAATTTCAAATTTATCTAATGAAGAATCTTGTTCTAATGTAAACAATTTACATATACTACGTAAATCATCAATATTGGTAATATAATCACTATTAACTAATAACCAATCATAAAATGATGGTATTTTTTCCTTAATATTACTTAAAGCTGATTTATATTTACTATACCAAGATATAGTAACATCCAATGATGTAGTTGCGTCTATATTATAATCAGTACCAGATAATACCATTATTTCTTTAAAATCTATATCAGTCATACACAATTCTTTCAAAATATTTGAAGTTTCATATAAAATAACAGTTTTATTTATTAAACTAATATTTCGTAAAACTCTTGTACATCCATATACAAACATGTCCATATCATCACTTAAACATCCCCATGCTTTTCCCGACTTTACCATATATGCACAAACTTCATCGGCTTCATTAGTTGATTCATAATACATAATACCAAACGCGGTTAATAATTCTTTTACACGTTCCTTATCTTTATTTGTTACACGAACAAATTTATTTTTTAATTCAACCATCTCTTTCATCATATTTTGTTTTTCATTTTTATCATCTGTATTTTCATATTTAAGTAATAATTCACTATATTTATCTTCAGCAATCTTTTTTACCTCTTTTCGTTTTGTTATTAAATCATACTTTTCCGGAGGAGGTTTTCCATCAAATACAAAAAGAGGTATAATATTATTTAATAAGAGTATTGATATTAATTGATACATATTTTCAATTAATGCATCATCTGCCATATATTTGTACATATAAATACTTGCATCAATTACAAGTCGTTTCCCTTGTAATTGTTGTATTTCTATTTTTCGTATTGAATTTTTACTACAATTTTCTTTTAAAAATCGGTTTAAATGTTTAATTCCCATTTTTATTGTATTTTGGAGGTTTCTGTTAACCTATATAGTATTTAGTATGAATCAATTTTATATAAATAATTTCTAAACATACTTTAATTATGCTAACAGATACAACGGATACTATTTTATCATATATTAAAAATAGTGTAGAACCCATATATAACATAAAAACTACGGAGTTTTCACCAAGTTCAACAAAAATATTATCATTATTATTTAATCGCATTGCCTATGCGTATGAAAAATGGAAGCAGATTTGTAATACTATTAGAATTAATAATATAAATAATATTGATTTTGATACTTCCTATTATCCAGATGAAATACAAAAATCTGTACAGGATAATATTCATCATTATTATAATTGTAGTTTTAAAATTGATGACCGTAATATTTCTATACATATTGGTACTCCTATTAATTATAATAAACAAAAATTAAATAGTATCATTCGTCGTATATATATGTGGTTAATTATTGCAGATTTTTTTGCAGAAGATAAATGTTCTCAAACACTGAATATATTTTTGTCATTAATACCAGAAAAAAAACAATTGCCACAAATAGATAGTGATAATTTGGACCGTGTACATGTTAATACTGCATACACATTCGCGTGTAAACAAAATAATGTCATTCATATATTTCGTGACGAAGAATGGTTTAAGGTGTTTATCCATGAAACATTTCATAGTTTTGGACTTGATTTTGCTGAGTTCAATCATAATAGTACAAATAAACAAATATTATCCATATTCAATGTTGTAGCAGATGTACGTATATTTGAAACATATTGTGAAATATGGGCAGAAATTTGTAATAATATGTTTATTATCTTTTTTTCCACAAAATGGAATGACAACCAAGAAAAATGGCTTGAACAATGTATGAAAAAACTATCAATTATGATACATAATGAAAAGATGTTCTCTATATTTCAAAGTTCAAAAATTCTTTCTCACTTTCATATGAAATATGACGACTTGTTAAGTAGTGAACATGACAATTTACCCAATCCAAACTACAAAGATAAAACTCATGTATTGTCGTATTATATTATTAAAAGCATTTTTATGTATAATATAGATTTGTATATAAGAGAATGTATTAATATTAATGGCTTTACTATTAACTTTAACAAGGAACAATCTAAGATAAACAATAATATGAAAAGATATTGCAATCTTGTAAAAAAATTACACAATGATTCTACATTTATGGAAAATATGAACAAATTAATAGAGAATGTTCCAGACTCTATACACAACACTCTTAGAATGTCTGTTTATGAGATGAAATAAAAAAGACTCCCCATAGCCTCTTTTTATTTTTTTATTTTTTATCAAATTTACTATTTTTATTATGTATGATATATTTTCTTATACATATTGAGATGTTTGTGACCGTGTCAGTGTGGGTTTGCATAGTGTATTTCGGTTCATCCACTCGGGTTGTTCATATGGAATTTCAGGGGGTGGAGGATTAGCAACACCTATGTTTGGTTGTGGTGTATCATTAGAATACATAGAGCGATAATAATCTAATTCCGTTTGCATATTGCTGTTAAGCATCATGTAATGCGTGGTATCCTCCATAATTCTCTGGTTTTCATCTTGAAGAGCAGACATCTCTTTTTCAAGACGCTGATTCTCGGCATACAGTTGATGAATATTCCAATCACATTCTGTTTCCTCAATTGGCTTATGGTTGATACGAATATCAAAATAGCCAGGGCGGGCTGGGTCAGTAATATCCCCACTATGTTGGTAGAAATTACATCTCTTTCCCTTATACATATATCCCTTCTGTCTAAACTGTCCATATGTATTCAACTTATCACGCAAATTACGAGCAGTTTGAGTATCATACCAATACTCAAAATGAACAAATGCCGCCTTAACCGGTGTAGATGAGTTTGGAATATCTCGGTCAACGTAATCAATTCTACGAACCTTTCCAATACGAAGAACCTTTTCAAGAAAATCTCTCAAAAATTTTGGTTGAAATTTATTAATCATATCATTATGATTCTTAAGTACCAGTTTATCTGATAAAACTGGAATATAAATACTTGTCCATGCATCAACCTCTAACTCCATACGAGTAAATTCAGTTGGTCGGTCAAACAGCAATTCTTCTGCAGGAGCAGGAGAAGGTACTCGCTGTGGTTGTTCTTCCTGAGCAACCATAGTCTGTTCAGCATTCATTGAGCAATCACATGGATTTCCAGTAAGTTCCTCAATGGTCATTGGGTCAGTAGCAGTATTAATCATTGTTCTTATAAAAGACTTGTTAAAATATGCAATCAAATACAATATAACATATAAATCAATTTTTTACAAAATACATTAATATTTTGTAAAACGAGAACATTATTACAATTATAGTGATATTTTTTTCCTTAATTGCATCAATTGTGTGTCTGGTTCAGGGTCATTTCTACGAATAAACTTAACTAATTTTGCCCGTTTAGTTTCCATTAACACCCGTTGTAAATCCAAATTTTGAGTAAATTTCGCTTCTAATGCAGTATATCTCTCTTGGTCTTTTCGTGATTCTACACCAATTGTATAATAATCAGCATCAACCGTAACATTTTCTGGTCGCACTTGTTTATTTTCCAATTTTCCACTTTTACTTGTAGCCGCCTTTGCCAATTCTAAACTCGTAGATAACTCACTTTCACTATCTAATGCAAATTCTTTATAAAAATCAGGGAAGCCTTTCTTATATTGACTTGCTAAAACATAATGAGTAACTGTATTCCAACGTAATCCGTCAATAGTAAATGGTGACCCCCATGAGTCATCCAATTTCTTTCGCCAATCATAAATAACAGAGGTTTTTGTTTTTTCATTTAAACTACTATATTCAATAACATTATCTGTTGGAATTACTTCTCCCGTACCAAACCCTGCTTTTGGTGCACTACTTGACTTAGAATGGAACATGAATACTATATTACTGTCATATATATCCTTATCTACAATATCATTATCATCTATTTTTTTTACACCTTGTTCAGGTGATAATCCTAATTTCGTTTTATAATTACGAAACTCATCAATCAAATAATATAATCCAGAATTACATTCCAAACATTTATTTATTACCATTGTTTTTATATTAAATGGTATTTCACGAAATTTCAATATATTTTTATCTTTATAAGAAATTAATTCATAATGATTACCATTATAACTCGTCATAATATAATAATCAGGCGAAAACACCTTCTCATCAATATTATTATGAATAGGTCCACAATTCATAATTGCATCAACATCACCATTATTATATGCACTCTCATCCAAAATAATTAATTTCATATTTAATATTCTTTCTAATTTTGATATTGCCCAATTATCTGCCCAAAATTTAGATGTCATTATAAATTCACCAAGGTCTTCTACGGAATTTATATCTTGCATATACAAAAACTCGTCTAACAACTCTTTTGTATTAAGACGATCAACTTTTAATTTATTATAGCGTGTTGTTAATTCTGTCGCTTCTTTTAAAATTGTATCTCTTTCTCCTTTGTCTGTTATATTTTTTATTCGTCTTTTCAACTCATTATTCATCTTACGTAATGCAATCATTTCTGCATTAATTGATTGATATTCTGTAAAAAATCCCGTATATAACTCTTTGTATTCAATATACATTTCTTGTGTTAATTCTTTTGCAATCAACCCCCGTAACTTTTTTACAGTCGTTTGTTTGCCTATTTGTCTATAAGCATCTCGTATTACTGCAAATAAACAATCCCCTGAACCCTCATTTGCATGAACGGTATAATTATTATTACGTGTAAATGTTTCTATCCAGCTATTTTTTGATGATTCTTTATAATCCGCGATTATTTCATCCATATCTAAATCATTCTCATCAGGTAACATGTCTGGTACATCGTATTTATCAACATCAGTAAATGGATTTTCCATACCTTCATCTTTTATCTTTGATGCAACTGTTGAAAGTTGTTTATCCTCAATAACTAACTTCATTACGTCAGTCTTTTCTACTTCAGGTTGTATATCATCCATAGCTTTTTCTACCTTCGCGTCTTGGATTATTTTTTCTTCGGGTATTTGTTTTTCTAACATACGGTTAATATAACGGCTTGATGCAAACAATATAATATTTCCTTTTTCTAATTCTAATTCATCATCAACCATACTATTAAGTATTTCACTTTCACGTATTTCAAATATACCAATACGCGAATTGGGTGTATCATTTATAACCAAATAAATAGAACAAAATAATATACCCTTACCCGAAAATGTATATTTGATTTTACCTAATGCTATTTCTAATATAGTACCATTCATATCATAATTATATACACTTGTGTCATAATCAATATCATCATTGTCTATTCCATAATGTGTTTTATACTCAACCAATTCAGGTTCAAACTTAGACTTCAACATATTGTATACATAATAGTATTATTTTTATCTCTGTTACAATAAAAATAATAATTATTTATTTATAATAGCATAATCTAAATTATTTACTTGAATAAATCCATCATATCCATATATTTAAACTTTACTCGGTTTGATATACCAAGATATTCCTTTATATTACAGCTTGAATATGTACGAATATTATCTAATATAAATGTAAAATCATTATCTGTTTTGATTTGGTCAACCATATTCGTAACAAATATATTAATATCTTCTGTTAGTTCATTAATAACTTCATTATGTATCTTATCAGTTTTTTTTTCATTTATCATTTGGTCCAGTTCATTTATAATTCTTAATAAATCAGTATTCTCATAACCTTTTTCTTTATATAAATGAATAATAAATAACAATCGTCCTCTACGCTTTTCATTCATCTTATTTGATTCACAAAATTTATCATAATCTACAGTTGGATCGACAATAGATATTTGTTTTAATTCTTCCAAATAATCATTAATGATATCAGTTTTACATAGTGTAAAGCATTCATGTTTATCAATCATATTCATATAAATTTTTGCATATAAATTTGAATAGTATTTATTATTACACGATACAGACACTAATATATCTATTAGTTTATTTATACACTCATTTCCCGTATCAATTAATGTATCAGTTAATTCTATAATTTGATTTAAATTATCGTCATAATTTTTTGCTGTTAATTTATTCATATGTTTCTTTATATCTCCAATTATTTGGTCCATTCCTTCTAATTTTGTAACTACAGTTGCTTTAAACAACTCTTTTTTCTTCCAATTATCCATATTATCTCGTTGATGTTTACGTGGTGCATTATCTATTATATTATTTACACCAAGCAATTTATGTAATAAATCAATATTTGATATAATATTATTAGGTAATGTATAAGACGAATCTTCCTTATTCATGGATTTAAATACATCAATATCATACATCATTTTAGTATCTACTATAATAAAATAGATATATCTATATAAGTTCTACTATAATATATATTATTGTTATTATTAGCTTATTAATATATATAATTATAAAGGCTTAAACATTTATAATGATTATATAATAGAAATTATGAGTGAAATAATTGACGAAACTACTGGTAATAAACCAGTAATTCAAAATTGGGATGATCTAAATTTAAAAAACGATTTGCTTAGGGGTATTTATTCATGTGGATTTGAAAATCCAAGTGAAATACAGAAGTTAGCTATAATGCCAATTATTTCTGGTAATGATACTATTGCACAAGCACAATCTGGTACTGGTAAAACAGGAGCTTTTACCATAAGTACTCTACAAACTCTTGATACTACACATAACCATTTACAGGCTGTTATTATTGCACCAACCCAAGAACTTGCTAAACAAATACATGGTGTTATTACAACATTTGCTGAATTTATGGATGACGTAAGAATCCAACTATTAATCGGCGGTACATCTGTACAGAATGATATTGATAGTCTTCGTAAAGAACCACCCCATGTAGTGGTTGGTTGTTCTGGACGTATTTTTGATATGATAAAACGTCGCCATTTACAAATGCATACGGTTAAATTGTTTGTATTGGATGAAGCAGATGAAATGTTATCACAAGGGTTTAAGGAACAAATACATACTATTTTTAATTATTTTAATGAAAATATACAAGTTGCTATTTTCAGTGCTACTTTACCGCGAGATGTACTGCAACTAACTGATAAATTTATGAAAGAACCAGTAAATATTACTATGAAACGAGAAGAACTTACGCTTGAAGGTATTGAACAATATTATGTCGCGATGTATAGTGATAATGATAAATTTGAAATGTTAAAAAGTATTTTTGAAAAACTAACAGTGTCACAATCTATTATTTACACTAATAATGTAAAACGAGTGATTGATTTATATGATGCAATGGTTCGCGAAGGATTTCCTGTTTGCTGTATTCATAGTTCTATGGAAAAAGGACAACGAAATAAGGCACTTGACGAATTTCGGGCTGGTAAATTTCGTGTATTAATCTCGTCTAATATTACTGCGAGAGGCATTGATATACAACAAGTTGGAACTGTTATTAATTTTGACATACCCAAATGTGTTCATACCTATTTACATCGTATCGGCCGTGGTGGACGTTGGGGAAGAAAGGGATTAGCTATTAACTTTATAACTGAACATGATTTGCATATCATGAAACGTATTGAGTCACATTACAATATCACGATAAATGAGTTTTCTATAAATGTTTCTTCTGCATAATATAACTGCGTTAAATAAATTTACTTTTTATTAGTATACATATTATAGTAATAAAAATGTTTTCATTTATACCGAATTATATCAATAATACTGATTCAAATAATACATCTGAACCAGAACCAGAGGTTTTATTATTTGATATTGATACTACATTTAAATTACCTATTCAATATTTAGACAAAGATAACTTATTCTCCTTAAGTGATACAATATCTTATGATTTAGAATTAAAAATACCGTCTAACTATGAATCTACACAGACAATGTATGATTATTTGTTCAATCCAACTCATACATTCGCGAAAAATATGATTCCTTTATGGCAACAACATATTACGAATGATATTCTCTACTTAAATGATACAAAACATATATTAACGAATATACAAGATTATCAACAACAAATCAACCAATACAAATATGAATTTAATTGTGATACTGTTAAAAATATTTGGAAATCTATCAAGATGGACGAATACTTTTTAGAAAAATACAATTTCATTGAATGGGAGATGTTAAAACATTTAAATGATTCACCCACATTTTTACAAGCTCTATCCGTTGCACACGTATTATCACCTATTGTTAGTTTCGCTCTACCTATTTTATTTCTTATATTTCCATTTATTCTATTAAAAATCCAAGGAGTGCCTATTACCATTGATGTTTACGTTAAAACATTACAAAATGTTGCCAAAAATCATTTCATTGGAAAAGCTATTAGCAGCTTTCAATCGCTCAGTTGGGATAAAGTTGTATATGTTTTGTTTATGTTCGGTATGTATGTCTTTCAAATTTACCAAAATGTGATATTATGCAAACGATTTTATAGTAACATTATCAATATAAACAAAGACTTGTTGGACTTACGAGATTATATTGATTATACCATTTTTTCTATGGAATCTTTTTCTACTATTTCTAACAATTGCAAAACATACAAAGACTTCAATCGGGTCAATGACGAAAACATATCTGTATTATATGATATGAAACAGGAACTCAGTGATATCTATATTTTTGAAAAAAACTTGAAAAAATTTAATACCACTGGATATATGCTACAATGCTATTATAAATTATATTCGAATCCTGTTTATGAAAATTCTATTCGTTATTCCGTTGGATTTCATGGGTATATTGATAATCTATTAGGAATTCATAAAAATATACAATCTAAAATTATTTCTTATGCTACTTTTGATGATAAACAAACGTGTTCCTTTAAAAAACAATATTATCCAGGTTTAACCAACGAAAATCCTGTTAAAAATGATTGTAATTTTGAGAAAAATATGATTATATCGGCTCCAAATAAAGGTGGTAAAACTACTATATTAAAATCCACTGCATTAAATATTATTTTTTCACAACAAGTTGGTTGTGGTTTCTATACTTCTGCTACACTCACTCCATTTACTCATATACATTCCTATTTGAATATTCCTGATACATCTGGTCGTGACAGTTTATTTCAAGCCGAATCCAGACGTTGTAAAGATATTATTGATACCATTAATCAGTTTAGTGACTCCAAATTTCGCCATTTCTGCTTATTTGATGAATTGTACTCAGGTACAAATCCTGCTGAAGCTTCCAAGGCTGGTTATGCATTTTTAGAGTATTTACAACAACATCCAAATGTTAAATTTATATTAACAACGCATTACTTAACTATATGCAAAAAGTTCAAACAATCTAATATCATACAAAATTACAAAATGGTTGTTAATGTGAATCCTGATGGTTCATTTGATTATACCTATAAGATCAAAAAAGGAATATCTAAAATGAAAGGAGGGGTTAGAGTTTTAAAAGACTTGAATTATCCAGACCATATTATTAAAACTATTGAAAATATTGATTAATATAAAAGTAATTTGTATTATATATAAATGAATATAATACAAACTTGGAAAACACATGATGTACCACCTCTGTATGCACTATTAGTAAAAAAGGTTCGTGATTTAAATCCTGATTGGAACTATATGTTTTTTGATGATAATGAAATCGTTACCTTTATCAAAACAAAAATGCCTGAACACTACAATACCTTTGTTCATTTAAAGCATAAAATACAACAGCTTGATTTCTTCCGTTATCTGGTTATCTACTATTATGGTGGTGTGTATCTTGATTTAGATGTTGAACTTGTACTTCCTCTTGATAAATTATATTATGATTGTGATAATGAATGTGTTTTTCCTATTGAATTATTTAATATAACTGATTCTATTATTACTTGTCAAGGTTACACTAATCTTATTGGTAATTATGCTTTTTATTCACCTCCACGACACCCTTTTATAAAACAAATTATTGACAATATTGTATGTCAACGAATATCACCTGAAAATATTAGAATTGCACAATCTCAAAATGGTGACCCACCATCTCAAGTTTATGTATATTGTACTACTGGACCGTTATTAGTTACACAATCTTATATTGATTATGGTGGTAAGTCCGTTTTATTATTAGCAACCGATGACCAACAACATAACCGATTTGGTCATATCGGTATTCATCATTGTTTAGGCTCTTGGAAAGTAAATAATTATCCAAAAACATTGGTATAATTTTCTCTTTATATTTTATTACATATGTTTGGATTCAACCCAATTCCTAATTCTCTCAATACAGATGATAATAAAGATGATCCAGAACTTAAAAGTGTATTTAATATGAGTAGACAATCGAACTCATCAAAAAGAACATCATCACCCAGACCGAATCTTGTAACTCCAATAGCTATAACTGAAAACGAAAAACCAACAGAAGAAGACTTTATAAATTTTTATTTTAAAGATAAAGATAAAAACGAAAACATCAAACGCATATACGAAAAATATATGGAAGTCAAAGAGAATTTTGAAAAAGAAAAAACACCTAACGCATACATAGATACTAATACTGAACCAGATAAACAACAATCATCAGCAGGTTGGCAAGTTATTTATAAAGATAATCAAACTTATGCATATACGGTTGATAGTCAAAAGGTAACTCTGGATATTGAGGGTAAAACATATAAAGATTTTATAGTGTATAAAGAAGAATATGCAACAATCTTTATGATTACATTAGAAATAACAATGCAAAAAATGGCATATGACATAATATTAGAAAGTGAAACTGATATCATAATACCAAAGATAACAAATCATTATCTTCTTGATTTAAAAAATGAAAACTATAGAATAATCATTGAAATGGATTATATTGAACATAAAGACTTAGAAGAAGGGAAAGTTGAGAAAGCAATGGAAGCGTTAGGCATATTACGTGACCATAATATTTATCATTTTGATACCCATAAGGAAAATATTGTTCAAAGCGTAGAAGGTGATAAAGTTGTAATATTAGACTTTGGAAAATCACAAATTAACGATAACGAAACCCGCGATATTAGTTCTACGAGTGGTTTATTTAAAATTAAAGACCAGGTAAATTTTGATTATAAAAAATGGATAGACAAAACTATGCCGAAAGACCATATGATTAGAACTTGTGTAGATTTCTATGGTGGTAAGAAAACAAAAAGTAAACGTAAAACAAGAAAGGGTAAGAAAAAAAATAAATCTAAAAAGACAAAAAAGAGAACATACCGAAAACGAAAATAATTATTAAAATATAACTGATAATGAATCATATAAATGATTGATTATCACCGTTTTGTAAAAATCATAATTTGTTCTCCAGTTTCACGATGAGATGTTACATAAACATTCTTATTATACATGGGTTGTATGTTAGGAATACCAAAATATTTCTTGGTAATAGAGTTCATATCTTTTAATAAATCAAAATGTCTCTTTGTTGTATTAGACCCATAACCTGATAATATATAACATAACTTTCCTGACTTTTCAAGTACATGATGACATAATTTAATTGTTTCTTCCCAATATTCACTGAGCCATTCTTCGTATGTTTTATATCTATCGGTGCTTTGTTCTTTACTATTATACAACTCTAATTCATAATAAGGTGGACTAAAAAATACCAAATCAAAATGTTCTCGGTATTTGGACATAAATTGTTTATCCTTATGTAAATCCTCAGAAGGTTTACAATAAATATCAACTTGTTTCGGGTGAAGGTATATATCTGCAATCTCCTCCGTTTTTTTACATACACTTGGTATTACATCTGTACCAACATATTCAGTTGTATAAGATGATTCTAAAAATCCATAACAATATGATGACCAGCCAAGGGTTGGACTAAATACTCGTTTCGCTTGAAACACTGTTTGGTTTAATGAATATACTAAATAAGGATTCATGATAGAAGCTCTAAAATAATAAGAAGAGAACACACTACCAATACGCCCCTTCTTAATATAATGGCTGGCACTTGGTGTGAGTAACTTATAATCAATAATATCGTTCAAATATAAATCATACAACATATCAAAAAATGTGGGAATGTTATCTATGCCTGATTTTGTATGTTGCAATATATCAAACATATGCAAATTACGAATTATATTTTTAAACACAATTTGTTGATTATTATTCATCTCACGATTCCGCATAGGATTAATACCTGTATCACTTATACTTAATTTATCAGGGTGTATTTGTAATGATAAATTATAAAACCGCGTTAAATACTCATCACGATTATTTATATTGTCGCACAATATCTTAATTGTATCTTTTGAAATATGTTTATCTTCCGTATATTCCCTTAGTTTACGTCGCTTTGTTCCAACTTGCACGTGTGCATTCATCATTAAATGATTCACTGTACATGGTTTTTCATCTTTCACATGAAATAATTTTAAAAATGATTTCAATGATATTACTTCCATACTTAAAATATACAAAGATAAATAGTTGGAATAATAACCCTCGTTCTTTAAGTCCTTCTTTCAATTTATATAGTTGTCAGAAAAAACACAAAATAAAAAAGTGTTTCGTATATCCCAAAAATGGACATTCTGAAAATGTCCAATTCTTGAAAAGTGCAACCACTTTTTTTTTCAGAAAAACACAAAATTTCACTTCAGAGCATAATGCAGCAAATCCCGATTTTATAAAAATATTTTGTGACTGAAAAAAAATTTAATACTTTTCTGAAAATGATTTAGGCATTTTTTATGTTAGCATATATAAAGGAAATCGGCTAACTAATGCTAACTTCAAAAATGCCAAAAAATGCCAAAATATATACATGTGAAACATGCAACTTTAAATGCAGTAAATTAAGTAACTATGAAACGCATATATTGACTGCAAAACATAAAATGCTAACTAATGCTAACGAAAAAATGCCAAAAAATGCCAAAGCATTTATGTGTTCATGTGGTAAAGTATATAAACAAGCCCCGTCATTGACCCGTCATAAAAAGAAATGTACATATATAGAAGAAGATGATACAGATAGTAATGATGATACAATATGTGAGCATGATACAGTTGTAAATGAAATAGACATTATACCTGCATTACCTAATAATACACATATAAGTGATTCGGCTGCATTAATTAATATAATAAAAGAAAATCAAGAATTTAAAAGTCTTATGGTAGAACAATTTACACATCTGCAAGAACATATCAAAGACCAACAAGAACATATCAAAGAAAGTCATAAAGATAATATGGAAATGAAGAAACAGATGGTAGATGCTGTAAAAAATACAAATAACATCACAAATAATACAACAAATAACACTCAGTTCAATCTTAACTTTTTCTTGAATGACACATGTAAGGATGCAATGAACATAACCGACTTCCTTGGTAATATGAATGTAAATATAGATGAGATAGAGTATATAGGGAATCATGGGTATGTAAATGGTATGACAAAGATGATCATGGACCGTTTAAAAGATATGGATATCACAAAAAGACCAATCCATTGTACAGATATAAAACGAGAAACCATGTATATAAAAGACCAGAATGAATGGAGTAAAGATACAGAGGAGTTATCAAAGTTACGTAAGATATTAAGTCGTATAACAATGAATAATTACAGAACTGTTCCTCAATGGAAAACCGCTCATCCAAAGTGTGAAGAAATGGATACGCGTGATTATAATTTCTGTTATAAGATGATGCGAGTAATCTTAGGCGATGTAGAAGATGAACAAGTGAGGTTGGATAACAAAATAATAAAAACAATGGCGAAAGGATTATTTTGCAAGTGAGTATAAGCAATGGATGAGCCGAATAGTAGTTATAAATATCATAATAATATGATATTTATCGGGTATAACAAGTTAAATCTTTATATTTTTATGAGTGTATTTTTTGTAGTGTAATTACTTATCATTTGTAGATTCATCAGCAGATGCGGATTTTTGAGCAGATGGTCTGGTCTTATACTTACGTCCAGAAGATTGCTTATCATCCTGCATGTTCATCTTGCGTGTTTCACACATAAGTCCTCCACACTTGATTCCAGTAACATCAGAAGATTGATATTCGTGATTTCCTTGAGATGATTTTACAACCATAAATTCAACATATTCACCTTGAATCAAATACTTGTACTGACTATCAGTAACGCGTAGTGAGGAGTAATGTGTGAAAATATCCTTATCCTTATGGTCACCATCAAGTGCAGTAATAAATCCATATCCAGTTTTAGTGTTAAACCACTTAACTTGTCCAGTAATTCTTGTAGAGGTGTCGGTATTGCTCATCTTATATAGAGTATACTACATATGGCCTTGATTTTTTATATTGTTTTATAATGTTATTAAATTAGGAAAATAAACTGTACAAGGAAGCATAGTTAGGTGTATCATAATATTCATAATTATTACAAAAGGTAAAGAAACACTGTATATATTGATTAATTTCGCTACAGGTGTTAGTAAGGTTCTCAATCCCCTTCAAATTCTTTCGTAAAATATTAGTAGGGTGTAGTATAAACAATTCACTTGGGTATTGAGTGTCATTAGTAGAAGGTAATGAATCCCATGGTAATTGTTGTGAATGTAAATATATGTACATATATCCAAGTGAAATTAAATCGTCACGTCTGGAAGGAGTATACCCGTCATGTATAAAATGACTAACATATTTTGGTGTACCAGTAATATGTTCTCCAATAATGTTAGGAATATGATGTTTATCTTCATTAAGATAGAATGTTGCAAGTCCAAAATCAATTAAAAAGAGTTCTCCATCTTTAACCATAAAATTTTGTGGTTTAATGTCACGATGAATAACCATATTATTATGGATAGATTCTAATATAGAAATACATTTAATCATAATAGAATGTAATTTAGATTCTGAAATAGATTTCATTTCGCGATATTGAAGAAGAGAACATTCGTAAAAAGGTATAACAAGTCCCATGTAATTATTAACAGAACCGAACCAATAAATAGATGGAATGTTTCGGCACTGGTGTTCGTATAAATATTTCATAATAGATGTTTCTCGTTTCAATAATTTGTAAGAGGTTCTCTTATCTTCCAATTTAATGGCAACTGTATTGTTGTTTTTAATATGAGTACCTTTATAAACACACCCGAAAGTACCATTGCCTATACATTCTGTAATTTTATACTTATTTGCAATAATAAAGTTGGAATTGGCATCCATGTAGTAATCTATAATAGATAGTAAATATACCTTTGAATATATATCACATATAATATTATATGAAACTTTTAGGAGATTTTTTTAGATACATAGAGAACCTGGTATCTCGCGGTGATGGATATTATGGTAAAATCATCAAATTTTCACATATAATTAATTTTATTTATATAATGATATTTTCAGCGTTTGGAATTCATATATTAAAAAATCAAATATTACATAATTTTAATAGTACAATCCAATTACTGGTATGTGGGTTATTAATATTTAAATTTCACCCGTTTAGAGAACATACATTAAAACAAAGTGATTCAACATTGATATTTAGCAGTGCAATGTTTTTATTGTTTAATTTAAGTATTATTGAAGTATTAAATAGATATACAAGCAAGGTAGGAGTAGACATAGTAAAAAATAAGGAATTGATTCATGTATCAACAGAAGTAGCTGTAGATGCCGAAGAAGAAGAATAAAGTAGATAAAAGAATTAAATAGTATCTATATCTTAATATAAGTAAGATATGGAGAACCCGAGTGAATTAACTGCAGATACTATAGAACAAGTCTATAGAGATGCAATAAATGATCCATCATTATTATCTGGTTTGGATGTAGACGAATTGTTAGATACATTAGAAAATGAAACAAATGATTATTTGGAGAACAAGACGTTGGATGGAATAACCGACGAAATATATGAAGGAGTTTGTGAAATATGTGACGAAAAAGAAATACAAGAAAAAATATGTTTAAAGTTGATAGGATATCGTATGATAGATGAGTTGCATGAGTTACATAAGGGTAAACATGTACGGTGGATACGTCGTGGTACAAATAAGTTAACGAATGGTGGTATAGTAGTAGATATAAAATTTTTAGATACAGGAACTCATGTATTGTGTATGAACTCAATGAACCGTTTTATACAATACAAATATGATGAATGTGTAACATTTCAAAAGATGTCATCAACCGAAATGTTAATATTGATGGCATATGAGCATACAAATACACTTATTTAAAATTACGTTTACGTGTAAATGAAAAAGAACTTTTGCGATTTTTACATGTTTTCGCCCGCTTATTAATAATATAGAAAAACTCTTTTAAATGAAACATAATCTTTTGTGCAACTAAAATATCATTTTTAAAAGCAGTATTTGAGTAATTAGAATATATTTTGAAATTCCCAATCATCATATTTTTTTTAATAAAATTAGTTTTGAAATTATTTCTGGTACTGTCAGTTGATAATAAATCAGTACCGACTTTAGAATAAATAAACCGCGAAATAATGTCATATGTAGATAAACGATTTTTATATGGTTTGGGTTTGATATAATAAAGGCGTTCGGTTTTCATATCTTTATAGAAAACATCATCAATAAAACAAATAGCAGTAGTTTTGGGTAAAAGAGTACAATTTATAAAATCATCATATGTTTTTTTCTGTGTAGTGCGTTTGAGTTCGGTATGTATATTATTGATTTTGAATGCATGTATAATTTGGTCAAATAAAGGTATAGTGCGAGAAATTTTATGATTAAAATAGTTAATAATCATTTGTACCCATGGTTTTTCAGCTTTATTATTTGTATACACATATACTTTATAGCATTCACCAGAGGCTTTCTTAGAAAATAAGTATTCTAATATAGGCATTATACCATATCGTATAAATTCTTGTTGATATATATCTAAGACATCGTTAAAATTAATAGTATGCTTATATCGGTTTATCATGGACCATAATATTTCTAAATCAACGAAGGAACCAAGTGTTTCATCAAAGTCAAATACAACAACTTTTTTTGCACGGCTTTTCTTATGTTTAGAAAAATAATCACCTTTATATATTTCAACTAACTCAGTATTGTTAATAATATTATCAACTTTTGTCATATAATATAATTTGATTTTATATGACAAGAAAAATATTATTTGGTAGACCCGAATCCTCCATCACCACGTACGCTACTTGATAAATCATTAGCATTGACAATAGTGATATATATAGGGCATAATGTAGGATGACAGATTTGTAACAATCGCGTATTGGCAATGACTGTATAATTAGTGGCAAGGTCATTTTTAAAATATGGTAAACATCTAAATGCACCAATAAGTGAGCCTCTATAGCCAGAATCAATAATACCAGTATGATTAGCTAACATTAATGGGGTTTTAGATATACTGGAACGTGGATGTACATTAAAAGCACATGGTTTTATTGAATTTGTATTAACATCACAGAAAAACATTTCCGTTTTTATTTTCATATCAATAAATTTTGAATCAAATAGTTTTTCAAATACAATAGTTTGGGGAACTAATACATCAAACCCGGAATCTGCTAAAATATTCGTCATAAATTGTGAGTTATGTTTTTCAATTCGGTCAGTATAATTGGCAATTAGTGTTTCATCTTCAATTGCTAATTTTAAAATAGCAAAATTTTTACAACCGTTTGTTGCATTTGTTTTTAAGTTAGAATAAAGTTTTTGTATATCATTAGAGCTATTTTCAAATTCCATATTAGTATATCTTACATACCTTTTGTTTTTTTATATTCTTTCCAAGAAATTGGTTTTGTTTCAATTGGTGGTTCAGCTACAGGATTTTGTTCATCTAAATGTTCTGATGTTTTCAATGCACTATCGACATATAGTTCTTTTAATACTTTTCCAACCATAACAGAACCTTCATTTTGGTCAACTTTACCATCTTCAACGAGTTTTAGTACAATTAACAATTTAGTCATAAGTTCGAGGTCAAGCTCATCTTTGACAAGACGATTAAAAATATCAGTATAATTATTGTATAAAAACGGGGTAGTCTTTCTACACATTTCTGTGTATTTTTCTGGGTCATTGAGTTTCAACTCAACATTGGCGAGTTTAAATGTATCTAATTTACGAATTTCATCGCGTAATACTATACTATGTTTTACTTTACGAATATGAGCAGTATTGTCTTCACTGTCCATTTCACTAAGCAACTTTTTTAAATTCAATCGTTCATCTGGAGATAAAGTAGACATATATGAATCTATTAATAATATTAATAAACAAAAGTGTTTATGTGTTTTTGAATATAATAACTTTATTATTACATATTTAGTAAATAGTCGGGCCAATAATTATTATCTGTGAAATATGTATATCATACATAGAAAAATGTCAATGCTTACTTTGTTTTTAGGAATAATTTTTATTTTAGTGATTTGTTCGTCATTATTTGTGTCGTGTAATGCTGTATCTCCAATTTATATGGACACAGTGTTTAAGAAACACTCTGAATTTGAGAATTTTGAGAATAATTCAATGAATGAATACGCAAAACACTTGATTGTATCCCAAGAAGCTGGATGCAAAAAAGTTCACGGTATGAATGGATTATTTTGTTCACCATTAAGCAATGATGTAGATAATTTAGACAAATTTGCTGATGCAGAAGGTAGATTAAGTTGCACTGATAATTCTGGATTAAGTAACTCAAAGGGAGGATTATGTTTGACAGACGACCATAGACGTTTATTATCAACACGTGGTGGTAACAGTACATGTTGCAATGCTCCCGAAGGAGGTGATAAGACAGAAGAAGTATAAATTAATCTGTAAATGTCTTCATACAAATATCACAATATCTAATATTATGACCATAATCCGGGGTAATATCTATATAATCAGTAACAATATTATGTATACAGTTTGATTCAATATAATTTACAACAAGTTCATGTATTTGTTGTATATCACTATCACTATCATAATTTACAATATCATCTAACATAGATTTTACGTTAGACAATATACGAATATTTTTTCTTGTAGTTGTAACCATAAAAAAAGTTATATAATTAGTTATATAAATTACAGATCTTTTTTCTATTTCGTTTTATTTAAATATACATAGCAAGAACACTTTGGCTAACTGAATCTTCCTTTTTAATGAATTTATCTACATTTTCAGGTGTAACTGTGAACGGGAAAGTAACTTTAAGGTCCATATCTTTATCAAATAGATTCTCATCTGGCTTCGTCAATCTAAACAGATTTAGTTTTGTATAAATGATTTCCAGACAGCGTTTTAGATTACGAACACCATCTTCACCCTTTGTATGTTCTTTTGATGATGCTAAGTATTGAATGGTTTCGTCGGGTACAATGATATCTTCTTCTGTAAAGTTAACTTGTTCACGAATCTTCGGTAACAAATGATTTCTTGCAATTACAATCTTTTCCTTAGACTCATACCCTTTTGTTTGAATACGGTACATTCTGTCGCGTAGAATTGGATTGACTTTACTCTCATCATTATAACTGAATATAAACAAACATTTGCTCAAATCAAAATCAACCTCTGTAAAATACTTATCATGAAACTGACTATTTTGAGATGTATCTGTCAAATGAGTTAAGATGCCAATAATTTCTTCACCCCTTGGTGTATCACTCACTTTATCTAATTCATCAAAATAGATGATAGGATTCATACATTTACTATCAATCAAAATTTGTACGATTTTACCCCAAGTACTACCTTCGTATGTATATGAGTGACCTTCAAGAAAGCTACTATCACCAGTTCCACCAAGAGCAATAAATGAAAATTCTCTACCCAAAATTTTACTAATACCCTCTTTCACCAATGTGGTCTTACCTGTACCCATTGGTCCTTTAATTGCAATAGCAGTACCTAATGCAGACGGGTTAGAAATCCATTGTCCCATCATCTGCATAATTTGTATCTTTGCATCATTTAAGCCATATGCACAATCATCTAAAGTTTGTTTTGCATTAGCCATAAAATTATGACATACATCAACACCATCGCTCATTTGAACATTTAAACTCTTATACATTCCAAATGGGATACGCATGAAGGTATCAATCCAATTCTTGATTTTGTAATACTCATTATCACCTGGTTCCATGGTTCGCAAAACATTGAGTTTTTGCATTGCCGCTGCCTTAAACTTTGCTGGCATCTTTGAATCCAATAAGGCTAATCTATATGGCTTATCAATATTAATATGGGCATTAATAACCTTTAAATCTTTCATAACACGCAACTGTTCTCTATTTGATAAGTTTTTTCTAAAATAATCAATTTCATTAGTGCGTTTCTTATCGCCATGAATTAGTTTATGATAATTCTTAGCATTCTTCGTGCGTGACTTTTTAATAAGCTTATTAATAGACTCCTTACACTCGTTAATGGCATTCTTTAGAATCTTACTATTTGGCTTATTGCTGAGTTGTTCAACCAGTTGTTTCTTTGTTTCAACCAATTCCAAATATTCTTGTTCTGCATCTGTTAAAACAACCTCTTCATCAGTATTCTTTCTTTTCTTTTTCTTCATCTTTTTAGATGTTTGTTCTTCAGTTTCAATTGTTGTTGTACGTTGATACGTCTCTTTCATAAACGCTTCTTCGTCGTCACTGTCACAATCCGCGTTATCTTCAATGTAGTCATCATCTGCCTCTTCATCCATACCATCTAACGCTAAGACAATATTATAAACTCCATCCTCATCATCCTCGTCCTCATCCTCGTCCTCATCCTCATCCTCGTCCTCATCCTCGTCCTCATCCTCGTCCTCATCCTCATCCTCATCCTCATCCTCATCATAATCCTCATCATCGCTATCTTCTTCTCCAATATCTTCTTCGTCTTCATCATCGTCGTCTACTACATTTCTGTGTTTCTTATTACTCTTTTTCTTATTTGAAATAGACGTTTTAGACTTTTTCGCGGTGTGTTCTTTTGTTTTCTTATTCTTTTTGTTTGCTTTTGTAATGGTTTTAGCTCGTTCATTGATATATTTAGATGGAAAGATTTTTGTTAACAAATTACGAATGTTATCCATATCTTCTTCGTCAACATCAACTTCATCATCACTTGCTGTAGATGTTGCATGTTTCCTTTTATTTTAGAATTTTTTTTTTTTGCTTGGAGGGACATAAGAAGAATCACTGGTATCAGTTTCATACTCAGTATTTTCTTCATTATCACTGCTGTCACTATCCGCATTATTTTTGCGAAGCTGACGACGGGTGGTCACAAAGGGTGCAGGTGTTTTAATAGATGGCATTGTTTCAACAATTGTTGTAATAGATGCAATACATAAGTACTATGTATTTAAATCAATTTTTTACATTTTTATCTATAAATTTATATATAATGTACGATTTAATAATAGTAGGTGGTGGTATATCAGGATTATTTTTGTATTATAAATTATTAAATACTGGTAAAAAAATATTGTTGTTGGAGAAAAATGAATTATTCGGTGGTCGTATACTTCAATGTGAAGAAGTTATAAATGGACATGAGTATTCATTTCCAAAAGGTGGAGCCAGATTTAATTTAAATCATACAGAAGTAATAAAATTATTAAAAGAATTAAAATTATTGGATTTTCGTAAAGATAAAGGGCAGAATGCTTATGTTGATTTTGTAGATAGTAAAAATGAATTTTCTAAGAAGTTTAATGATAAATCAGGTTTTGATTATATAACAAAAATATTGGATAAAGCGAAACACGACGATACGATATATTTAAAGAGTTGTACTTTTCAAGAATATGCAAAAAAACATTTGAAAAACGACGAGTTAGAATACATGCTTGTAGCATCGGGATACAGTGGTCAATTAAAAAATATGAATATGTATGATGCTTATCATTTATTTTCAAAAGGAATTAGACCAGACCTAACATATTATAGCGGTTATTACCATAAAATGATAGACAAATTAGTAAACGTAATAAAAGAAAGCAATGGTATATTAAAGAATAAGAGTAATGTAAAATCAATAGAATATGATAATACAAATGATATATATTCGGTGAACGTTAATGACAAAGAAATAAAAAGTAAAAAAATAGCATTATGTTTACCAAAAAATGCATTATTAAAAATCCCGTTATTAAAACCAATACATTCTGTGTTAGAAAAATCAATAAGTTGCAAGCCATTATGTCGTGTTTATGCATTATTTAAGAAAGAAGATATATGGTTTAATGATTTAACAACAAAGGTTATAACAAATAATCCATTACGATTCATAATACCAATGGATAGAGAAAACGGACTAATAATGATATCATATACAGATGACGAATACACGAAATATTGGAATAGTATGAAAACTAAAAAAGAAGTAAAAGATGCAATAGTGAAAAACGTAAAATTAACATTTAAAAAGGAAATAAATGCACCGGAAAAGGTATGGGTATTTAATTGGGATTGTGGGGTAGGATATTGGAATAAAGGAATAGATAGTAATAAGGTAGCAAATCAAATAACAAATCCTTGTAAAAATCTATATATTTGTGGTGAAAATTATAGTTTAACTCAAAGTTGGGTAGAAGGTTCTCTTGAATCGTGTAATAGATGTTTAAAACATTTGGTATCAAAGATATAAAGTAAATAATAATTTATAATAATAAGTTATATTATTATGAAAAAAGGAGTTTGTGCGAGTTGTTTAGATTTTGATGTAGAAAATGTAGTAAAATCAAAAGAGTCATTAAAGCCCGAATGGTTAGAAGAGAAAGATTTTGTTCGTGAATTTATAAACAGTCATAGTATGACTTTAAAAAATCCAGATTTTAGTAATGTTGAAATGAAATTAGAGTTAGGTGAGAAGTTGAGTAATAAAAAAATATTATACTGGGCAGCCGATGAGAAAACCGACAGTAGTCCAATAATAAAAGATGCAAAGACCGCCTATAATAAGTTTGAGAATAGTGGTGTAATAAAATCAAACGACAAAGGAGTAGTAAAAATAAGATTGGCTTGTCCTCAGTTATATAAAGCAAAACAAAAGAGTGATAAAAAAGATAATACATTTTTTAGACATTTACATTTTGTAGTAGAGAACAATGGAAAATGGAATGACCAAATTTACACAAAAATAGTAATATGTAAATATAGTTTGGAAAAATTTATGAAAGAAAAGAAAGAAGATTTAACAGTAATAATAAATGCATTACCAAGTGAATATTATGGAAAAGACCATATACCAAAAACATTTAATTTATTTAATAAAGATGTATCAAAAATGTCAATAATAGAATTAGAAAAATGGTTTGGAGAAGTAGTGAGAATCCATTATCCAAACCTAAATACATATGTAAAAAATAAAAAGGTGAAAATAAATGAAGTACCAATAATAGTATATTGTGCTCATGAAAAATGTAATGCAGCAGAATTAACAATAAAAGAGTTAATGAAAAAAGGTTTTGTTAATATAAATGAATATAGTGGAGGAATGAAAGAATATAGAAAAAAATATCAATATGACAATTAATATAGATACTATTAAAAAATTGATTATAACTACTTTGAAAATTATATAAACATATTAATATATAGGTTATATAATTTAATGCATACCAAAGATACAACTATGGATAACTTTAAACCATCTTCAAAGATTATTGGGGTACAATTTAGTATACTATCTCCAGAAGAAATCCGTAAAAATTCGGTGGTAGAAGTGACATCTCGTGATACTTATATTAACAATAAACCTGTTGTTGGTGGATTATTTGACCCCCGAATGGGTGTTCTTGAACCAGGGTTAATATGTCCAACTGATGGATACACTTATATTGACACGCCTGGTTATTTTGGTCATATAGAATTAGCTCGTCCTGTATTATTTATTCAACATTTAAAAGAAATAATGAAAATCTGTAAATGCGTATGCTTTAAATGCAGTAAGTTAAAAATCAATAAAAATCTACATAAGCATGTATTGAATATGTCTCAGTCAGAAAGGTGGCAATACGTAACAAATCTTGCTGCGAATGTAAAGAGATGTGGCGATTGTACTGAGGATGGTTGTGGATATAAGCAACCCGATAAAGTTCAAGTAGAGGGTATGTCTACAATACAAGCGATTTGGGAAAAGATGGCGACAGCTGATGGAAATACTGAGAAGGTAGTATTAAGACTAACTCCTGAAATGTTGATAAAAATCTTTAAGCGTATATGCGATGAAGATGTAAATTTTATGGGTTTTAGTCCAGTATGGTCACGTCCAGAGTGGATGATTTGTCAAGTATTACCAGTTCCTCCTCCAGCGGTTCGTCCATCCGTAAAGCATGATGCTCAGCAACGTAGTGAAGATGATTTAACACATATCTATAGTAATATAATTAAAACAAACAATGATTTGCGTGACAAGATAGCAAACAATGCAGCCACAAAGGTGATAGAAGTATTATCTGGAATATTACAATATTTTGTAGCAATGATTGCAAACAATAAGGTAAAGGGTGCAGACCCAATGGCACAGCGTTCTGGTCGTCCGTTAAATTGCATTAGTGGTAGATTAAATAGTAAGAATGGTCGTATTCGTGGTAATTTAATGGGTAAGCGTGTAGATTTTAGTGCACGTTCGGTCATTACAGGTGACCCTAATTTATCAATTCGTCAATTGGGTGTTCCTTTGAAAATAGCAAGAAATATAACAAAACCCGTAACTGTAAATGACAGAAATCGTAACTTTCTTATGAAATTAATACAAAATGGTCCAGATGGTGGTTCAAATGGAGAACCTGGTGCAAAAATATTAGAACGTAAAAGTGGGGAAAATATTTCTCTACGATATGTTGATACTGGTTCTATTCGTTTAGAAAATGGTGATATTGTTCATCGTCATATGATGGATGGTGATGCTGTTTTGTTCAACAGACAACCAAGTTTACATAGAATGAGTATGATGTGTCATATCGTCAAAATTATGAAGCGTGGTGACACGTTTCGTATGAATGTTGGCGATACCAAACCATACAATGCCGATCAACTTCTCCCATTGAGGTCGGCAACAGGGGGACTGAAAAGGTTGCTACCCCCTAGTGTATAAAATTGAAATTAATAAGGCAAAATAACATAAATAAAAAATCTTAATATAAAAGATATGTGTGATACAAAACCAAGTAGTGTCAAAAAAATATGCAATAAGTGTTCAATTGAAAAAGTAGAGAGCGAGTTTCATATTAAAGGTAAATATAGACAAAATTGTTGCAAAGTTTGTGCAAATAATCAAAGAAGAGATAATTATAAGAATAATGAATCTCTTAGACAAAAATGTATAAACAATGCAACTATTTTTAAAAAGAATAAAAAAATAATACGTGATGAGCAATTAAAAAAAGAACAAGAAAGTATTGGAATTGATAATAAGGAGTGTAGGTATTGTTTTGAAATAAAACATCAAGATAGATTTAGAAGGAATAGAAAAAAGTGCCGAGATTGTGAAAGGGATGAACCTAAAGAAAAATTCAAACGATATGTAAGAACCAGAATATACAATTGTTTGAAAGTTCATAAAGCTAAAAGCCATATTGAATATTTAGGAACATCTACCAATGATTATTTGGATTGGATAATGACTTATAATAGTAATTACAATTTAGATAATTATGGTCCAGTATGGCACATTGACCATGTAATCCCTATATCATATTTTGATTTATCAAATGAAGAAGAACAATTGCTTGCGTTTAATTGGAGAAATACAATGCCTCTTTCTGCTACAGAAAATTTAAAAAAGAACAATCGTATTGACACTACACAAATAGATAAACATTTAAAGAAATTAGAAGAGTATCACACACATAAAAATATAATAATGCCTGAAGAATTTAAAAATTTATATGCGACACACCTTGATGCTGGAACGTCCTGAGAGCCTTAACTACCACCCTGTAATGGAAACATTATAAGGGGAACTCGGTTAATTACCGAAACCAATGGTCATAATGTTAAGGATTGGATAATCAGCAGCGTTACTGTCTAAGTCCGTTATGATAGGATACGACAGGCGTTCAGAGACTGAACGGGTGTGGGTGAACGATGAAGGATTAATCATCCCAAGTTTGCTTAAGATACAGTCCACCCCTCTGGGAAACCTTAGGGATTATACCACTGCATATATGCAGTGGTTGTGTTCGATGGAGATGAGATGAATATGCATATGCCACAAAGTGTGTTGGCAGAAACCGAATTAAAAAATTTAGCAGCAATCCCATATCAAATGATAAGTCCAGCAAAGAATTCGCCAATCATTGGTATATTCCAAGATTCAATGTTGGGGTCATATCGTTTTACCCGACCAAATATTAACTTTACGCCCCGTGAAGCGATGAATTTATTGATGTTATCGCCGAATGTAAATATGGATAAGTTGCGTGAAAATGGTGACAAAATAAGTAATTTTGATATTTTATCCCAAATATTACCACCAGTAACATTAAAATATAAAACAGATTTGTATGATGAAGATGAAGAATATGACGACTCAAACAATGTATTAGAGATTCGTAATGGTGAATATATTCGTGGTCAAATGGAAAAATCAGTATTAGGGTCAACTACAAAGGGTATAATTCACCGTATATGTAATGATTATGGAAATATGCGTGCAAGCGAGTATATTGATGATATGCAAAATATAATAACTGAATACATGAAGTCGAGTTCATTCAGTGTAGGTATTAGTGATTTGATAGCTGACCGTAAAACCCAAGATAGTATTATACATGCAATATTGACACAAAAACAAGAAGTGCAATCAATCATAGAAAAGGTACACTTAGGTATATTTGAAAATAACACGTCAACCACAAATATTAGCGAGTTTGAAACAAGTATTAATAATGTGTTAAATAAAGCAACAGAACAAGCAGGTAAGATTGGTCGTAAATCTTTGAGTAAAAACAATCGTTTCTTGATGATTGTTAACTCTGGTTCAAAGGGTTCGCTTATTAATATTTCTCAAATGATATCTTGTTTGGGTCAAACCAATGTAGATGGTAAGCGTATCCCATATGGTTTTGACAACCGTACATTACCTCATTTCAGTAAATTTGATGACACTCCTGGTGCACGTGGTTTTATTGAGAATTCTTATATATCGGGTTTAACTGCTCCAGAGTTATTCTTTCATGCGATGGGTGGTCGTATTGGTTTAATTGATACTGCTGTAAAAACATCTCAAACAGGATATATTCAGCGGCGATTAATTAAAGGTCTTGAAGATATTAAAGTGGAATACGATATGACAGTTCGTAATAGTATTGGAAAGATTATTCAGTTTACATATGGAGATGATAATTTTGATTCAACAAAAACAGAAAATCAAAAGATTCCATTGGTAAGTATGACATTAGAAGATATTTATAATTATTATGATATAGCAGGTGTAAATAATGAGAAAACTGTGTTAAAGGACATATATACAAAAGGTACTATTTCAAGAATAAAGAAGCAACGTGAATCTACAAAGGATAAATGTAAAATATATATTGAGCAAATGATTAAGGATAGGGATTCATTAATAGAGGATGTATTTCTTAACAAAAATGAAAATGGTATTAAAATGCCAATCGCCTTCCAAAACACAATAGTTAATGTACAGGGTCAATTAAATTTGACACAAAATAGCCTTGTAGATATTACTCCTGAAGAAGCATTTGATTTAATTAACATATATTATAAAAAGTTGGAGAATTTTAATTATGCAAAGCCAAATGATTTATTTGAAATCATGTACTTTTACTATCTTACACCTAAGGATTTGCTTGTTCGTAAGCGTTTCCATAGAAAGGGACTCATTTTGTTATTAGAAACAATTGTAATGAAATATAAACAAGCATTGGTTCATCCAGGTGAAATGGTAGGTGTTATTGCTGGCCAATCTATTGGTGAACCAACTACTCAATTAACTTTGAATACATTTCATTTAAGTGGTGTAGCATCAAAGTCTAATGTTACTCGTGGTGTTCCTCGTATTGAAGAAATTTTACGTTTGACTAAGAATCCAAAGAATCCATCTATGACTGTATTTTTACACAAAAATGAAGAAGGTACTCGTGATAAGGCAGAACATTATGCCAATATGTTAGAACACACCAAAATTTCAGATGTAGTAAAAGGTGTTCAAATTTGTTTTGACCCAATTGACAAAGAAACTGTAATGCCAGATGACGAATTAATTATGAAACAATATTATGAGTTTGAAGATATTGTAGAAGAATGTAATAAAACTGAAACTACTACAGATGAAAATGGAGAGAAACAACAAACTTCCAGATGGGTCATCCGTATTACATTTAATGCAGAAACATTATTTGAAAAGAATATTACAATGGATGATATTCACTTTGCTATTAACAATAGTTATGGAGAAGAGGTTACATGTGTATACTCGGATTATAATGCAAAGAATTTAATATTCCGTATTCGTTTAAATAGTGATGTATTAAATAAGGCCAAGAAGCGTGGTGTTGCCAGTTCACTTGACCAGTCAGATGAAATATATATGTTAAGAAATTTCCAAGAAATGATTTTGAATACAATTGTATTACGTGGACTTCCTGGTATAACAAATGTATTACCGAGAAAGTTGCAAAATATGGTATCCAAAGAAGATGGAAAATATGTTCAAAAGGATATTTGGATTTTAGATACAACTGGTTCTAATCTAATTGATGTTCTTGGATTAGATTATATTGACTGGGTTAGAACATATAGTAATGACATAAAGGAAGTATTTGATACATTGGGTATTGAAGCTGCTCGCCAAGTGTTGTTTAATGAATTAGCAGAAGTTATGGATTTCAGTGGTGTTTACATTAACTATCATCATTTGAGCATATTGTGTGATCGTATGACAACAAACCAGAATATGGTGGCTATCTTTAGGTCAGGTATTTTAAATGATAATATTGGTCCAATTGCTAAGGCTACATTTGAAGTACACACAGAAGTATTGTTGGAATCAGCAAGACATGCGAATTTTGATAATATGCGAGGTGTATCTGGAAGTGTAATGATGGGACAAACCGGTAGTTTCGGTACAGGTATGTTTGATTTGGTATTAGACATGGAAAAAATGCAAACATTGGATACACAAGATATCTCTCGTAAAGACCGTAATGCTGAGATAAGTTCTATGTTTGGAAGTCTTGAAGATCCAAATGAACCATGTTCAAGAAATAATGTGGAGATTTCTAATTATATTTCCAATGTTACAGTACCAGAAATAGGTGAGTGTGATGATGATTATGATATGGGTATTTAGAAAAATATAAAAAAATTAGATATATTTCAAATTATATATAATTTTTTATTGATTATTTTATGATAATATTATATAATATAATGAGTACTCCGCCTCAGTTTCACATGGATGGTACGACACCCCCCAATACACCCAACCATAATCTTAATGAAAAAACACCTCCCAGAATACGTAGAATCGTAGACGACGAGATACACAGAATGGAAAAAAACTCATTAAAAAATGCGGAGATGAGAATGAAATATGAAAAAATAATAAAGGAATGTGATGATAAACCAGATGATTGTAACCACTTTAAAAAAACTGCGGCTGAAATTTGGTTAAATAAACATCCAAAACATAATGAAACTTCGCCAATACCAATTCCGAAGGTCAACCGCTGGTATGTTAAATCTGGTGGAAAGAAATCCAAGAAATCAAAAAAGTCCAAAAAATCTAAGAAACAAAGAAAAACTCGTAAGAAGAGTAAAAAGTAATATATAAAATTGATATTAATCTGTCAATATGACAGAATAAAATAATAAGGAAAATCTAAAATGACATGTTATAATATTATGATAGCTGATAATATTATTCAATTATACAATGATTATAAAAAGAACGGAGGTTTTGGTATGTTTGTATTAGATGATTTATTAGGTAAAAATATTAAAGCAGATGACATACCTCAAATAGTACATCTTGAATGTAAGATAATACAATTATACCATATAACATATAATGTTCCAATAACACTTGATATATTAGAAAAAAAATATCTTGGAAGAAAACGAGTAAATGTATATATTCGTATAAATTACCGTATTAAGAACAGTATAAAAAAGGCTCCAAAAAATTTTGATATATATACAAATTTTATGAAAAATAATTCAATCAAAGGATACACGACCCGTGAGTATTGGAGAGAAAAAGAAGAAATGGAAAATGAATTAATACTGTAATAAATTAAAAATATTGTATATTGAAAAGTATATGTATAAATGTATATGATGCATTTAATATTATTATTATTATTAATAACCATTTCATATGGAATAGAACAAATATCATTTAGCGGTGGTGGTGCATTTGGTGCAGTGGAAATAGGTATTTTAAAAAGAATAGTAAGTGAAAATCCAAAAAAATATGATAGATATACCGGAATCTCAGCAGGTGGATTGAATTGTGGTTTTTTATCGTACTATTCAAGTATAAATGAAGGAGTAAAAGATGCAGAAATAATGTATTCAAATATTCGTAATAATGATGTGTATGAAATACTACCAATAACAAGTAATTCGTTGTTGAATACAAAACCTTTACATAAAACATTAAATACGATTATCGCGAATATGTCAAATGAACCAGTAATAGAAACACTAATAGGAGCAGTAAATTTGTACACAGGTAATTTAGATACATATAAGTATGATTCAACTTTAAACACAGAAGATAAAATAAAGTTATTAATGTCAACATCTGCAATACCAGTAGTTTTCCCCCCGATACAGTTTAAAGGTTACATGTATGCAGATGGAGGAACATTAAGTAATGAGTTATTAGATATCGTACATTCTCCTGAATATTTAAACATCACCTATATAACTCCATATGATACAATGATTGAAGATGACGATGCGATAGACACAATAGAAGAGATGATAATGAGAACATTTCGAGTAGTAAAACACAATTATAACAATCCAATTACACAATTAAATCAAAATTGTGAAAGTCCTTATGGTGAGATAAATTATTATTATGTAACTCCATCTGCATTATCGGGTTACAGCATGTTGAATTTTAATAAAGGAATTGAATTAATAAATATAGGTTATCTCAATACAAAGAGTAAACACTATAAATTATGTTAGATTCATTATTCATACAAAATGTATAATGAATTAAAAAAATATTTATGCTTTTTTCTTACGAGGTGCTTTAATTTTTAACTTAGGTACAGCAATCTCATAATCACCTATAAAATCATCAAATGATTTGAAATGTTCTGTATATGATGGAGATTCAATTAATTGTTGAAATCCAATCAAATCACTAATCATAGAAGGTGGTGTAATTAAGTTATATTGATTATTACTTATCATACGTATAAAGAAGAACTCATCATTTTCGGGGTCACCCGCTAATCGTAACCATTGTAAATTATTATTGAAGGGTAAAGAAGAATTACTGTGAAACAATATAATTGGTAATTTCATGTTTATAGAAATAACCCAATAATCAATAGCAGTTAACATATAATCATCACCCATAATCATAACATCAATATTGATTTGTTTTTTCTTAAGCATATTAACATGTGATTTCCCTTGATTATTGAATATATCACATAATTTTAATAAATAGTTCTCAATGATAGGTTTATAATAACTACATAAACGCTTTTTAATATCATGAATATTTTCATCAATTTGCAGATATGTTTTCATAATATGTAATATAATGTAAAAACTACACTGAACCGAGGTATTCATAACATGTTCCTTAGCTCCATCATGTAGTATTAAATGCCAATTACTCTTATCAACAATAACATCACCGACAGTAGATACACATTCTTTTTGTAATACATTAGATGAGGCATTGGTGCTATTATTGTATTGTTGTTCTAATGTAATTTCATTTTCACTGGTAGGGAGGTTTGATGTTGTAGGATTTGCAAAATCATAAGAAATATTTTGTATATATTTATTTGTTGGCATTGGAATCAACTCATCAAAATTTTCAGATATAATTGTAGAATATAGAGATAATATTTCATCTGCATTTATATCATATTCAATATCGCCAATATTTAAATACTTGGTAGGGTCTAATATAAATAGACGAATGCGATTATATCTAACCAATTCGTCTGTTAACCGAGTATAATAAAGTAATTCATTTTCATTATCACTTATTAAATTTTGTTTTGGTATACATAATTGATTAGATTTTCCACTACATAGTCCAATAATATCGTCTTTGTTTATAAGACCATTCATATCATTTATTTTATCCAATACATCTTTATCAAAATCAACAAAAGAAATATGGGGATTCATTGTGTGTTGTATAATGGAAATCAGCATTTTCATTTTAATATTGTATAGGTATTGTTTATTTTCTATAATACCGACAATTTCATCGCGTATGGTTTTATATTTATAATTAGACAATAATACACGTAATTTATTACGGAAAAGTTTATAGAACTGAGTTTCAAGAGAAATATTTCGTATTGTTTGTGTGCGTATAGAATCATTAGATGTATCTGTAGAAAGAGACTTATCTGCTTGATAATACTCATTGTCTTTATAACCATGTACTTGATACTTAGGAATACCATCTTCAATAGTATCTTGTACAGGTTCACTGATTTGGATAAATTGATTCGTTTCTGTGAATATTCCAACAATCAACCCGTCTTCTGTAACCTTGAATTGTGGTTTACATAATATTTTTCCTTGAGATTTATCTGAAATTTGTAGTAATCGGTCACGAGTAGTTTCATATGTTTGCCATTCAACCTCGTCTGTAAAAATCATATTAACATTATCTATATTACTGGATGGTGCAGTTGGTATATAAAAACCATTATTATCGGTAATTCTCGACTTAACAATAAATGCAATGGTTTTTCCTCTATAATTACGAACTTGATTATCAACAATTAAACGGTTTTCTTGTAAAATAGTATAAATTTCGGCAGCAGATATATTTGTTTTATAGTCATAAACGTCAGGCATACTTGGTCTTGGTTTGCAATACTTATTGGTAGTTTTATTAATTATAGAAAATAAGTTTAATAGATTAGATGGAGTATTTTGTTGGTAAAAAATTTTAACAGCATTTTTCTTGGTGTGTTTTGATAATTTGGTATTACCATACAAATATATAGGTTCATATATATTGTCTTGTTTCAATAATATACAAGTACCTTTTTTTATGTCAAACATTCGCGATGTATATGAATTTGTTGGACATAATAGAGACACATTGTTGGTGATATCATGATTTATAATTTCAATTAATGCAATATTAATACCATCTTTAAAAATACCAGTATCAGGTGAACTAATAATATCCCACATATAGGTATGATCAATGAATGAGTCGTCATTTTTTAAATAATTTAAAAAGTTTTGGTAAGAGGCAATTGTATCTTTCAAAAATCTATTCTGTGATATATTCTCCAAATTATTAAAACTCTGGTAAAATTTGGTAGTTCTGTATTTTTCAACAGTGATATCACTAATAGATGTTTTCTTAGGTTGAAATATGGAAACAATAGAACCATTATTTAACTTTATATAAACATCTAATGTAATGTGTGATGCAATAATTTTTCGCATTTCAGGAATAGTAGGTGTATTGATATTATTATGATATGTATATATGTCAGCAATACAAGCAATGAATGATTGATTATGTGAATACTCTACCCCATATCTTAATAAAGGTGTTTCTGTTTGTCGTATTAATGCAGGATTATTTTTAGTAACAGAGGTTGAGTTATCTGTTCGCAAAAAGAGTTCTACAGATAATGGTAAGAATCCCCATCTGGATGCATCAATAGGGAATTTATCATGACCTAATACATTCATACCTTTTCGTTGTTCTTTTACGGGTTTATCAACAGTATTATTGCTTGTGTTAATAACATCATCATTAGACGGGTTGGTCTGTTCCACTTTTCCTTGCTTGTTAATTAATTTTCCAACAACCTCCGGATTTCCACGTAACTCACTATCCATAACACCACACTCTTTACGGCGGATATTTTGTTGTGTTGTATTCATTTCTTTAAAACAGCATGGTAAACAACTATCAGGATGTGATTTTGCTCCTAAGAAACCAGGTCTATGTTGACGATAATTATTGTCCTTATCTTTATGTTGACGTTCATCAGTAAATTCATAAATATAATGACCAGGTGGTGGATTATTTGACTTAGAAGATGGTATAATTTTGCCACCACATTCACCATCTGCAACTTGTTTATCAGTCATAGGTTTATTGGTTTGTAAACACCAATATCTTGGACATACGTACCAATACTTGTTTTCTGGATTAGAACCATATGGCATAGCTACTTCATATGAGTTTTCATCCATCGCTTCTAACTCTTCTTTTGTCAAAATAACAGGTTGTCTATTACTTTGACTTGGACAAACTCTTGCATAAGAATCATAACGCCCGTCTTTTTTGGTACGAAATAATGTGGGTTCAAGTTTTTTCATTTTATCAAAAAAATTACGGTTTCCACCGACAAATAAGTTATCATCATCACTGTCACTATCGTCTTGAAATAATAATTCATTATCATTAATAGATTCTTTTACTGCAGGTTTTGGTGAATTATTGTCATCATCATCATCATCATCATCATCATCATCATCATCATTATCATCAAAAAATATACCATCGTCATCAACATCAGTGTCAGCATCTATTTGTGTTGGAATATTGGAGGATTGAAGAGAATAAGGTTGAATACCTTTACTGCTAACAGCTACAATGGGTTCTTGTATAATTACATCTTCAATCTTACTTGTTTCGGCCATTTTTTTCAATAATGTATCCTTGGATATAGAAGATTTATCAGGATATTGAGTAACCCGTAAAAATGTATCAAAATAACGATGAATAACATCAATGTAATGTATAGACGTAATCTCACTCACATCAAGTGTCAATTCTGGAGTTGCGTATGCATTTGAAATATGAATTAAACAAGGAAATCCTGGATTTTCTGCGATATCAACCGTTTTATTTATATAATTACCATTCAATAATATATGTGAATTCAAGTAATCGGTGATATGTTGTTGAGCTTCTTCATTAGTAAATGAAAAATTATCCATAATATATTTTTTTACAGTACCCCAATCATTCGTGTTTTTATATATTTGTGTAATCATGCTATTGATAGCAGTCATTTCTTTATAATTTTCAACACGAGTAAATCGTAATATTGCACCTTTATTAATATTAGGTTGATACACATGGAACATGTTAGACATAAGTGTAGTTAATTCGGTAGTTTTTATAGGAGTAGTATAGGGAACACTACATATATAACTAACATTAACTATTTCAACTTGTTCATCATATATGCTATTAAATGTGGAAATAGTATATCCAGACGTTTCAATTATTCTATTTATTTGAGAGATGATTATATTAATTTTATTATTTAATAATATATTTAATTTATAAGCAGAAATGTGGTGTTTACATTCCCCTTTTATTACAACATCGCCATTGTTATTAATATGTATGAAAATGAATTCTGTAGTATTTTCATAAGTATATTGTGTAACAAATGATAATTGTTTTGGCTTATTTAAATTTTTAGAAAAAGATATAATTTGTGTTCGTGACAATAGTGGTATTTTTTTTCCAGTTTTGGTTCTGGCATTGGTATATAAACGATAAATGGGTTCTCTACGTAAACCCGAATTGTATTTTATATAAGGAATATCATTTGTCGCGTGAACTTGTTTAAAAATATATTCAAGAGGCAATATGATGTTTGTAATCGGGTGCAAAACCATATGAAATTTATTAATACCATTTTTAGAATAGGGTAGTTTTTCAGGTTGTTTATTATAAAGATTATAAAAGGTATCAATATTTTTATATTTTTTGAATAATTTTGGTTTCATAAGTTTCTTAGTATCTTTTATTAAATTGGGCTTTTGTTTTATTAACTCATCAGTAGTTAATATCTCTAATTTTGACAACATTGGATAATATAATTTTATAAAATAATCACTTGATATAGAATGAGTATCGCTATATTTAAAAACATCATCAGCAGTACAAACATATAAAGTATTATTAATCAAATTACCATAAGATAATAATAAATGATTTTCAAATGATAACAATGCATTGTTATTTGTAGTATGAAATACGAGTTCTTGATTGTGTAATACATTGAACGGATTAGTTGAATATAAAAGTTCTCGTGATTTTACAAAACGTCTTCCAATTGGTATAGAAATATCAATATTATATGTATGTTTTGAGAATCCTTTCATAAACTCGACTAATGTGTATGTGGGTTGTTCCATATTAGCAAAATAAGATAGTGTATCTTTATCAACGATTTCAAGATTGACTAACAATTGTCCAATAATAGGTTTTGTTAATGGTATAGTTTCATTCTTAGTAATCTCCAAATATAGTTGATGTAAATGTATTGATATAGTTTTTTTAGAAAACAAATATAATTCACTGTAGGATAATAGTGGCATATCAAGTTCATGTAAAATCTTTTTTTTTATAATATGAACAGAGTCGTCAGGATGAAGTTGCATACTTGATGATTGAATTATAAATTCAGTAGTATTATTTTGTAATTGTTCATACTCACTAAATATATCATTATCTTTACTAATTGGTTTCATACTTCCTTGAAACACAACCATTTTTTTAATAGTATTTGAATGATTTAAAATACATACCTTCATAATGTCTTTCGTGGGAATAGGTTCTTCATATTGTATAATAGATTCAATATTGCCTATATCTTCCATATATACAGATGCTTATAGATTATATACCTATTTTTCTATAATATAAAAATAATTTTTATATTATTATATTAGCAATAATGATATCAATATAGTAAGTTCTAAGCGTCATAATAAGGATTATCATGTATTTTCATTCCACAATATTCACGTGGGGCAGATTTATAATCAACTGGGTTATGTATATTCGCTTCCTTAGCTTGTTCTAATAGAAATTTAAAGTTTTGCCAAAATTCACTTTTATGTCCAATAGATTTGGTCATAACATGTGAAAGTTCATGTATAGCAACGAAAGATAATGTACTTTCATCAATTAAAATTTCATTTTCATGTTTCTCTTTATTTAAACAAAAGGCTATTTTTTCACCTTTATTTTCACTATATGCAGTAAACTTACTGGTAGGTAATGTTTCCATAACTTTTGTAGGATTGAAATTAGTATGTAAACGTTTAACATTTTCTTGGTCGGGAAATTTACCGTAAACATAATCAACTAATTGTTTACATTTTTCAGTAACTTTTGCTAATAAATCGGCGGCCTCTTGTAATTTATTACGTTCACGTACACAATATTCATTACCATCAACAGTAGATACAATGCATTTTAAATCAAATGCACCATAATTATCAAAATATATGTATAAGCATCCAATAATGACTATGCCTGTTAATAAGAATCCTAAAATTTCATATTTATCCATGATTTATATATTATAACATGATTAAAAGTTACAGTATTATTGGTATAATTTATACCATAAATAAATATGAATTACTAAAAACAAGTATGCTATATTTATTCCAATAATATATTGACTGCTGTAGTTATACTTATATGAATACGTAAGTAATATGAGTGTTGTTATCATAATAAATATGGAACATAACATACCAAATAATGCATGATAGGTTATATCTTTTGCTGCTTCTTCGCTAATAGACATAGAAATGAATAAGATATAAAAATATAATATAGGCATACCCCATAAAAATGCGATTATTTTTATATACGCAGGATGATTTTTATATAGAGATGAAGCATATGAGAATAAAACAGTGATTAATCCACCACTTAAGAATTCGGCAATATAAAACATATATTATATAATGTTAAAAATTAATCATGACTAAATCATATAAACGCGTTAAATTCATTATGTATTACTATATAATGAATTAATGGAATTAAACTATTTACTTGCAGGGACCAAGCTCAAGGGGGACACGAGCGAAATCGGTTTCAATGGTACTTTGGTTCCATGGACCAACCTCGGCCTTGGGGACAATAGGGTCGGAACGGAGTTGTAAATTAGCATTGCGTAAAGTTTGACCAATTGTATCTAATCCAATATGGTGACCAGCCTTCAATAAGTCAGGCATAGCGGCATTTCCAGATTTGGAAGCATTAGGATTTAATGCAGACCATTGACTATTTTCGTCAGCGGGTAATAAGTCGGTAGGATTAGCAACCTCGTGTGTAGCATATCCACTACCAGAAGCAGTACTACCAGAACCATCAGCAGCAGCTTCTACCGTTTCGGGCTTTTTCTCAGCCTCTTCTGTACCATCTTCCATTTTTTCGGCAACAGCCATCTTGCTGCTGAAATTTTGGTTAATTAACCAAACTAATAGTAAAAATACAAGAATTCCCACAACTCTTTGAGGTGTGAAGAATGTTTTCATTCCATTAAATGACTGTTTTAAAATTGAGAGAACTGTGCGAAACATTCTGTTTATATAATAACGGGTGATAAATTATTTATCTAAAATAACATTTTATCTAAACAATCTGTTATCAAATGTCTTTTAAATAATTTATTCTACTTCGTCCATTTCTTCATTTTCACTATCATCACTATCTGTTAAATCATCTAACATATATTGATTTTTTATACGTTTTGCTTCTAAATAGGAAGAAAGTGCTAAATCTCTCGCGATTTTTGCTTTTCTGCAAGCTTCTCTATACATTTCATAATATATATCTTTGTCTTTTTTAATATTTATGTTAACATCATCCGTTAAATCATCTAAATCTATGTTGAATTCTTGTAATTCATTTGTATCTATTGGTTCTATCATTGTATCATCTATTATATTTGCAGGTTCATCCAAATTATCGGGAGTTACTTCATTATTTTCTAAAATAGGTTTATCATTTATTTCTGGTTCAGTTGATGTTACGCCTGTTTCTATTTTTTGAATATCATTGATATCTTTGTCTAAAGAACCTACTCCTATTTCATTTGAATTATCTAAAGTAGAAATAACAATTTCACTATTTTCCATATTCTCATTATTTTCATTAAAATCTGAATCTTCTAAAGTAGGAACATGGATATCTAATTCAGTATTTTCTGCATTATTAATACCTATTATAGGTTTATCTAAATCATTTTGGTTATCATTTTCTGTTTTATTTTCATTTATAGATGTTCCATATTGTGATGGTAATCGTATTACACAATTTGAGAATATTTTCACAGGTTTCATCGTTACCATTTGTTTTATTTCAATGTCTATTTGGAAACTGGTAGATGAACATTTTATACCTTTAAATTCTAAAATACTAATAACGTCTTGTGTATCATTAATTGTATCAATATCTACTTTATTATTATTTTCATTATATATAGTTAGTGCAGGTACACCTAAATTGGTCTCTACATTTACACGAAGAATATAATATTTACCTGTCTTATATATTTTCATAGGGGAAGTGAAATAATTTTCTATATCATGACGCTCTAACATTAGATTACTGTCAAACCATATAGCACGGTTTTCGTGTAAATGTTCGTGGCACATATTTTCTAAATTTTCCATCCATCGTATAAATTCATCATTATCATTGGAAAATACCAAATCTGTATAATATCGTTTTCCTGCTTTTAAAAATCCGTTACGAGTATTACATTTCGGTGTTTGTAAATATAAAGGGTTATTATTTATACCAAACTTTATTAACCAATTACCACCTGTTGTACTTTTTGGTTTAGATAATTTAACAGAACTAAATTGAAAATTATCAGACGCTTCTAAAATACTATCCATTATAGTTATTCTAAGTGGTATCTTTATTATTATTTATAAATATATTCTATTAATTATACGAATTGCGTTAAAATAGATTTATTCTATTAATGCAGTACTATAAGTATTATAGCAAGTATGAGAAATATAAAAGACTCATGTATTAATTATTTGTATAGCGAAGATTCGCGTAAAGATATCAAAGCTGTATTAAGTCCTATTGGAGATTTAATATATAATGAAATGTATTTGTACATATGGATAATCTGTTTTTATAATATTTTTTTATTTATAGCTATTTTAGCCAATTTATATTTACTATTAAAAATTTTAAAATTCATAAAACATAGTAAAGTATATATGTACGAATAAAATATAATTATAAGGTATAATGGGAATTAAACGTTTTAGTCGTAAAAATAAATTAAATAAATCCAATAAAAAGAAAAACCGTGCTGTAGGTAAAGGAACCAGAAAACGTAAACATAAAGATGGAAAATTAACCAGAGATAATTGGATGAAAAAATTAATTTTCAAGGGAGGTAGTGGTGCTGCTGAACACGGTGTATCCGTATTTGGTGATATGAATAACCAACATGTTGGAAATAGTGGGTCAATACATGTTAATCAATTCAATAGTGATACTGTAAAAATAGATGATATAGCCAAGGGTACAGAGGTTGACCCTGCTCAAGTCCAAGAAGGTGGAAAAAAACGTAAATCAAAAAGACATTGAAATACGGCATATTAATTAAAATATAATCTTCATTATAATATTATCATGAGTGACAATATTATTGAACAAATACAAACAAAACCCGAATTTATAGAAAAAGTAAAAAAATGGGTTGTTATGGATAGTCAACTTAAAATTATTAATGAAAAAACAAAACAATTACGTGAAATGAAGTCACAATTAAATCATCAAATATGCGACTTTATGAACAATCATAATTTGGCAAAAAATAAAATTACCATTAGTGACGGTGAATTACGTCTACATGAAAAAAAAGAATACTCTACAATTACATTTGGGTATATTCAACGTTGTTTAGCTGATTTAATTAAAGATGATACACAGGTTGAGTTTATTATACAATATTTAAAAGATAATCGTGAAATTACTACAAGTAGTGATATAAAACGTACTTATAAAAAATCTTGCGATGTATAATACCGAAAAAAAATATCAATCTATTATAATATATAAAATGCAATTCTATGATTCATTTGCAAAAGAGATAATATATAGCAACCAATTCGCGAATCCTATATCTGGTATTCCATTAAACACTTGTATACATAATGAAAAAAAAAATAACGATTTAATGTTTGGAGGTGACGGGTTAGATATTGAACCAACTGATGAATTAAAACGGTTTGAAGGTCTTGTTGTACCCACTGGATTATATATAGGCAATAATGCTGATAATAATTCCAGAGTTTTTAAAAAAACTGAATCAAAAGTTTTACCTGATGATTTGTTTCAAAAATTATTTGAAAAAGTTACCAAACCATTAAAGTACAATAGACGAACCACTATGAAAAAAAGAAAGTAATAAACAGTTATATGATTCTACGTATTATATATTTTATTAAAAATATATAATTTATCTATATCTACGTGTTGACCTACGTTTCTTATGGTGACGTTTATGTTTACGTGTGTATTTTTTTCTGGCACCACCCTTTTTTTCTTCAAGTTCTTCTTCTTCAAATAATTTTTTAAACTGTTTTAATGCCATTTTATTGTTTTCTTCTTTTTCTTCTTTTTCTTCTTTTTCTTCTTTTTCTTCTTCTTCTGTATCTTTATTCTCTGTTTTTGGTGAAGGCAACTTATTTAAATCCATTATTTTCGCTATTGAATCAACATCCAATTTATCCTTTTCACCTTCAAATCCATCAACTCCCTTTAATGTTTGAATATGAGATGATAAGTCAATAGTAGTGAATCCTAATTTTTCACTATCTAACAAATCGTTATAACAATTATATACAAACAGTTCTAATATTAAATGTAAATAATTAGATAATATCTGTTTAGGTACAGTACTAATAATAGTTTGGTACACTTTTATTGTTGGTTCAATTAAAGCGATTCGTTTTTCAATACAGTGTTTTGTTGTTTCTTTTGCAATACTACTGAATAATTCTCGTTTATTTATTTTTAAATTATTATTTATTGATATGAACATGGTATCAATAATTTTTGTCTGTAATGTTTCTCCAACAATTTCATCACACTTTAATAAATTTATAATATGGTCTGTATAATAATTTAAAATAGTTTCTGCTTTACCATCTTTTATTTCACGAGGTTTCATGAGGTCACCTTGCAAACCGCTCATCAAACTCATATCTCCTAATCGTGTTTCTGGAAAATTAACATCAATATCACCTGGGGATACTGCGGTTGCAATGGGTATGGGTATATCACCCATTGCATTTTTCTTTGCATCATCCATTGCACTTGCAGCACCACTTGCAGCACTACCTACACCACTTGCGAGACTACCTACACCACTTGCAGCATCACTTGCAGCATCACTTGCTGCACTACCTACAGCGCTTGCTGCACTACCTACACCACTTGCAGCATCACTTGCTAAGATAACATTAGGGTTATGTTCAAAGGTGTTTGTTGCAAGATTACCTGCAGTACTTGTAAGACTACTGGATGTTACAGTAGAATCTTCGGGTTTACATTTATTTTTCTCATTAAATTCTTTTTCCAAAGTTTGCGTATCTTTACCAAATTCTTTTAATAATGTATTTTTTAAATTTTCATTAGTCTTATCTATAATATAATCATATATAAGTTTCAGTTGTTTCGTTTTAATTTTGATTTCATTACGTATTCTTGTTTTAGCATTATTATACTGTCTAATATCATCATCTCTATTTTTTTTTTGTGACGTGTCATACTTTTTTATTTCTTTACTTTTACGAATAAGTTCTTCGTGTGTACTGATACTATTTTCGTGGCTTTTAATTTCCAAAGACAAAAGATTCTTATAGTAGCCAATATTTTTAAATGTGAACTGTTTTTTATAATCAGGGGATTCATCTTTTAAAAATTTGTCTTGCTCAGTTTGAACATAGTCTGCTCTATTATTGGATGTACATTCAATCGTTTTAGTACCAAACAGATTACCCAAACCGCCAGATTGTTTAATTTCTGTAGATGTAGGAACAAACAAAAATAAATCATGTGCTGTTTTAGCTGGGTCACCGCTAATAGAGTCGGTTATAAGCTCTTTAGATTTGTCTGTCATATACTTAATTGGTTCAAGTTCTCGTGGTTTAGGTTCTCCTGATTTACGTTTACAAGTTCTTAACATACCATCATTACTGAATCGCTGACATATAGCATCAATAATCTTTGTTGTTTCACTTGGCATTTTATCTTTGATTTTTGTTTCCCATTCTTCGTTTACATTCAAGGTTTCCATTGCATTTCCAAGAGAACCAGCTACATATTTTGCAACTAAATTCATATCTATTCGTTTGTATTATCAATACAAAAAAATTGATTAAATATATATAATATAATTAGTATAAATATATCCAATGACTTCTACAAAAATTCGCAAGTTGCGTATAATTGGGTCAGTTCCAATAATAATTCAATCAACATCAAATGTAAATGAAAAACGTCATATAAATGCAAAAACAAAGAAGAAGAAAACAGAAATCACATATCGTGAAAAAGCAAAATTATGGGATATATATGATTTAGACAAGAGTAAAGATAATGCTTCACCAGCAAATGATGTTGAATGTGTATATACAACGCCTAAAGATAACGATTTGTGTATGAGTTGTTCATTTCCATTAATGATAATGGATGACGGATTTCCAACCTGCACAAACGATAGATGTGGTATTATTTATAAAGAAGTTTTAGACTATTCACCAGAGTGGCGATTTTATGGAGCAGATGATAAAAATGCAACAGATCCAACCCGTTGTGGAAATCCAATAAATCCGTTGTTGGTACAATCATCGTTTGGGTGTAAAGTGCTATCATCACATACGTCATCATATGAAATGAAAAAGATTCGTAAATGGACAGAATGGCAATCAATGCCACATAAAGAAAAATCGTTGTACGATGAGTTTCAATTCATAACAGTAATGGCACAAAATGCAGGAATTCCCAAAATATTCATAGATAATGCAATGACCATACATAAAGATATATCAGAACAAAAGATGTTTCGTGGATTAAATCGTGATGGTATTAAGGCAGCATCATTGTACATATCATGTAGATTAAATGGATGTCCTCGTACATCCCATGAGATAGCACAAATCTTTAAATTAGATAAGACAAGTGCAACAACAGGGTGTTCAATGGCGGTAAATATTCTACATAATATTGAACGAGATTTAGATCCATCAAAGCAAACCATGTTGAAAATTACATTACCAAGTTCATTTATAGAAAGATATTGTAGCAGATTAAATTTCAATCCAGAACAAATAATGTTAGCCAAATTTGTAACACATAAAATTGAACAGTTACAAATAATAACCGATAATATTCCCCATGCAATCGCGGCAGGAATAGTATATTTTGTAGCGATTAATTGTGACAATTCATCCTCAAAAAAAGATATAAAGCAAATCTCTGGAGTAAGTGAAGTAACAATAAATAAGTGTTTTAAGAAATTGGAAACATTTAAGAATAAGTTAATACCAGAAGTAATACTGAAGAAGTATCAAAAATAAAACATAAAAACAACAATAATATTGGTGTAAATATACAATAAAAAGTAAACAGATATTATATATTTAATGGAAGACGAGAATATAAAACTTGAAATAAAACCAGTTGAACCGACAATACATGTTCCAAAATTAATATTTATTATCCCGTATCGTGATAGAGAACAGCATAAACATTTTTTTATGCGTCAAATGAAATATGTATTAGAAGATATAAAAAAAGAAGATTACGAAATATACTTTGCACATCAGTGTGACAGTCGTGATTTTAATCGCGGAGGGATGAAAAACATAGGGTTTATTGCAATGAAAGAAAAATATCCAAACGATTATAAAAAAATAACATTTGTGTTTAATGATATAGATACAATGCCATATACAAAGAATTTCTTAAATTATGATACAACACACGGTAATGTGAAACATTTTTATGGATATAAATTTACATTAGGTGGTATTGTATCAATAAAAGGTGATGATTATGAAAAAACAAATGGATTTCCAAATTTATGGGCATGGGGGTTTGAAGATAATATGTTTCAAGACCGTGTGAAAGCATGTGGATTACACATAGATAGGTCTGTATTTTATCCTATTATGGATAAAAATATATTACAATTAACTGATGGATTATATAAGATAGTAAACCGTGGAGAACATGATAAAGTTGTTATTAAAAAAACAAGAGATGGAATAAATACAATCACTGAGATAAAATATGAATTTGATAAAGAAAATAACTATATTAACATAACTAATTTTAAATCATTAACAGAACAAAATAGCAAAAATAATACAGTTCATGACTTAAGAAAAGGTAATGCAGTATTTAAATCAAAAAGACGCGGTAAAATATCAATGTTAGTATAATTAAGGAAGACTGGTCCCTCCAAATAATTTGTAAGTTAATCCACATTCATCCTTTGTTTCCCAAACTCCTGATATTTTTACACAAAATGTATCTGGTGGTTTAGCTGATGATAAGTGGCTTTCTTTATAGACTTTCATAAAACCAGATGCAAGTTGCTTAGATAAGAGAAGAACTTTATTAAGTTGTTTTTGTTTCGTTAAAATATAATTTTCTAATATTTTTAACTCTATTTTGGAGAATTCTCTAATTATTGCAACATTAGAAGTATTATGAGGAAAAAATTTAATTTGTGTTTTATCAGAAATTACTTCTATTTTAGTTAACTCGACAGGAAATTCCAGATAAATTCCGTTCATAGTCATATGTGGTAAAATATAAGATAATTTGGTAAAATCACCAGACATAATAGTATTATTTTTAGTATCTAACCATGACACAGAATCAGTGATAAATTGAGATGTATATAAGTTGACGTTCATTATATTTAATATAGTAACCCCATTATTTTTATTAGGGTTTAATAGAAATATTAATTCTATCGGTATATAGTATATTTATGTCTGCCTTATTAAGTTTAAATCCCATACCTCTTATTTCTTGGAAAGGAAATACATTTAACCAAATTAGTTCTTCTATACAAAAAAATGGACAAATATCGAATGGTGAAAATATATTTTTGAAAGCAAAACCTTTAAAACACTATAGACGTGAAATAGCGAGTATTGATAATTCAAATTGCAGTTCAAAATCCTCAATAAAGATTGACATAGTAAATCGTCCAAGTGGAACAATAATTAATTCTACAGCCACAAATATAGGTGGTTTAGAGAATTTAATAGACATAACTTTACCAAATAATACATGCGAAACATATGAAAATTGTAGTGTAGTATTATCTCCTGCAGAAAATGCACGAAACCGTGTTCGTAGCAGTGGAATGATAAAACGAAAATTTATTGATGGTACGTTAAATGACCGTTATTACACAACTTCATCTCAATATTTATCAAGTCGTAACCGCACATTCGCTCAAAACCAATATAATTATATAAGACAAGGTGATTCTACTGCAAAACCAGGTACAAGTTTAGCATCTGCTAATGTATATACAGCACAAGGCCTCAACCAATGCCAAAAATATCATGTAGTAGATGGTGCTTCATTCAAATATAAATGGATAGATGATAATGAATATGATGTGGCAATACCAGCTGGATATTATGCATTAGAAGATATAAATCGTATATTTAAACAAGTAATGTTTACAAATTTACATTACTTAATCAAAGACCAAACTGGTAATACAGCTGAATATTATAGTTCTAATATCTCATATGCAATGCAATTTGCATATAATAATAATAGTAATGTAATTGAATTACAATCCTATCGTATAGATGAGGATGCTTTTCCAACAGCCAGTTATACAATTCCAACTGACACAAATAGTGTAGTTGCTTGGGCAATGGATGCAACAGCGGGAACATATCCCCAATTTATCATAGAAGATAATGTATTTAAAAATGCAGTAGGATTTACACCTGCTACTTATCCTGCTGATAATACAACAAGTGCTGACCCACATAAAGTATCTTTATCAACAGCTACTCCAGGTATAAAACCATTATATGTAAAATTATACTACAAGCCAAACAATCCTCAATTCGCTCAACAAGGGGGTGTATCTGCAAGTGATTTAATTACACGAAAGAAATACAATTCTATCACTAATTCAACAGCATCGTATCGTAATGCAGCTGGTCTGGGTTCATCTGTAGCAAATGCACTTGCATATGGTGTACCTTCACCAGGTTATACTGTAAAGGATAAATTAGGATATCCTATGAAGAAAACACCTACTTTTCCAAAATACTCAACTGAAATGAAAGAATGTACTGTAACGAAGTTTGCCAATGCAATATAAATACCACAGATATAAATAATTGATGCTTTCATAATATAAAGCATCAATCTATTATACACCGATAAATCAATTAAGACGAACACAAAGTGTGTGAACTTAAATGTTCAAAGGTGTAAACAGTATAAAAAATTATGATAAAAAAATATTAACAGGGTTTGTTGTAAAATTATTATGTTGTATTCCAAGTTTTGTGCATAATAAAATAGATTTCTGTATATTAGTATTTACCAAAGAATCTATTTTTTCTTGATTATATTGATTATCAATCAACAATAATGTAGCATGGATATTTTCAAGTTGTTGTTGTCCAAGAATAGCATTATATTCTTCAACCTTTGAAACAAACGATAATGGAATAGAACAATTTAAAAATCGGTGAACATATGGTTGGTTAGTTATATTTGTAGGACTTGATACCATTTTGGTAAAAGCACGTATAATAAAAGGAAAAAATCGTTCACAAGAAGGCAATAGAAAATCTTTACATATAATGTATTTTTCAGAATTGGCATAACGACTTGTATGAGGTTTTGTTATAAAGACTTTATTATAGAAAGAAGATAATATACATAATATATCTGTAGTATGTTGCATAAAACAATCAAAAATTTTTAATATAAATGTTCCATGTTGTTTTTGCATAGTTAATGCAAAACAAGTTTGAGCAAATAAAAGCTTTGCTATAGAAATTTCTTGGTTATTAAAATCTGTAGAAAAATCAAAACCACCATCTGCTGTAATTAAATCAACCGACGAACCATATAATTCTTTACATCCAATCAAATTAGGTAATGATAAGATATTACCTGTTTTATCATTTCCAGTTTCTATATATACATTAGGATTTTGTTTTAAAAAAGATTCAGCTTTTTTCCAACCAGGTATATTTGGATCATTGACTTCATCTTGTAATGTCATACCAATGTAACGGTCATTTTTATTTTTGCGAATCATACAAATCGCTTCAATAAATCCACCTGGACCTTCGGCCAAATGAAATGTAGTAATTGGATTTATAGACTGAGATAATTGGAATGTATGAATAAGTTCAATCATTTTAAAAAATGAACGAGATAATGGTTTATATTTAGCTATACTCTTTTTCTTATACGGTATTACTGTATGAATATATTCGTAAGGATTTGTATATTTTTTATATGTATCCCATTGTGAATCTCTTTCTTCAATCTTTTTTTTTATTTCATATAAATAATCAGATAATGAATTCGAAACAGCTGGTTCAGGGCAACTATCATTTGCAATATAAGTAATATGTTTATGAATTAAAAAAGAATTTTTAGGTAATATATAAAAAGACATTGTGATAATATAAATAGTATACAAATATTTATATTGTTTTCAAGTAATGTAATGCAAAATTATTATTCAACTTTACCTACTATTTTCAACTTAGGTTTGGAACTAATGGTAGAAGATGGTGTTTCTTCGTCTTGTTCCACTGAAAATTGTTTTAGTACTATTTTTTTTTTAGTTTTTTTAGCGATAGGTTTTACTTCTACTGGTGTTTTTTCTTCTACTAATATTTTTTCTTGAGTATTTTCAGTATCTTCTTTATTAACTATATCTATTTGTTTTTCAATAATTTCACCAATTTGTTTTGCATCTACACTACGAACTTTTTTAAATACAAAATAACGATTCATAAAGGATATTTGTTTTTCCTCAACCGATATATTTGGTGCATATCTATAATTAGGTTTTACATTTGGTCGCATAACAATTTCTTGTTCCATTTGTGTAAACATTTCATCAAATAATCCAGTACTATTAGGTAAATTCATATGGGTTGCTTCATCCTGTGTAATTAACACAAAACCATAGTCTTCCATTATTCTGGTTAAATATGTAAAATTTACCAAATATTCACGGAATACTTTTTCTTTGTTGATACTTTCCTGATAAATATCAATTCCATACCCTAAACTTAATTCATCATCAGGAAATCCAGTTTTATCATATTGTTTTATAATTTCATATATTTTCTCTCCGCCTTTTAAAATAGTGATACTTTCTTCCTTTTCTTTATTTCTAAGTAAATTAAATACAGTTTCGCCATCATAACAAGTTCCAATATAGTATCCATTAACCTTTGTACATTCTGATAAGTTTCGTAAGAAACTATGAACAGTTTTGTTATCTTCAAAGAAATAATGCATTGCAAATTGACATGAACTAATATTAAACCCAGAACTTCCTATACCATAATTTTTATATACACCTTTACCTAATATAGTTGCATCTTTTGGACCTGTACCAAATACAGCACTTATTATTTGCTTATCTTTTTGACTTGTATTAATATCTTCATTTGTTATTATATTTTTTCCACTATCACTCTTTATAAATAAAGCATCGGGATATTGTTTATTCTTTTTCTTTTCTTGTATATATCGTGCACATATACCATTATTAGCATTATGAATATTATCGTAAGCATAATCAATACCAAATACAAATTTTAATTTCGCATATTTCCATTTCGCCAAATCACCACCAAGCCCACATGCATAATCAATTAATGTATCATCACGATTAGACACTGCAGATATTAGTTTAGATTTTACATATCTATTATGAAAATCACGTAATGGTTGAGTAGTAGTTTCTTCATTCGTTTGACTATAATATACATCATCATTATCAACTGCTCTTTCTGCAATATTTTCACCAGTAGTAATCATTTCTTCGGTAATTGGATTATGAATAGATTGCCAATTACTATTAGCTACATGATATGGATTTCCATAATTTTTTGTAACACCACCTAATAATTCTGCTGTTTTATCATATCTAACCTTAATTGGTACCCATTTCCATGTTGATTTATTTGTAATTACATATTTAAATTCTACAATCATATTCTCTGTAAATATATCACCTTCTTCTGTTTGCATTATATGTTTTCCATTTTTTTCAACTAACATAATATTAGTTAGATGTGCATATGGGTCACGCGGTTCTGTGGGATGAAATGGAACAGGCTTATACTCTTCTTCACTAACATTATCACCAACACCAGATATCATATCGTCCAAAATACTTTGATACGCATTCATAATACTATGTACTTTTTCGGTATATCCTGTCATTAATATCAATGTTTTGTATTGTGATATTGTTTTTACATTATCCAATTGTTTACCATCTTGAAATATATGATGTATTTCATCTCTTTTTGCTTCATTTTTTTTTACAGACACCAAAAAGTCAATTGTATTATGTTCAGCTGGTTTCCATTTAAATGAAGATTCCCATGTTTTTTTTATTTTAGATTTTTCACCAACTGAATTAGCACCTACTGCCAAGTAAGCTGGTGTAAAAATTAAACCATCTGTATTATATTCAAATATACCATCATTTTTATTTGATAATATGGTAGAGCAACCATCGAATATAGTGTTTTTTGCGGTATCATAATAAAATGATTTACATTGAATATGAAAACCACAGGGTATTTTTTTGGAATGAACTTCTTTCGTACCCTTTTCTAATATAGAAATTGGATTTAAAACATTCACAAATTTATATAACAAAGCTAAACGATGGTCTAACTCTACCCCGGATTCTTCACCTTGGGATAAGAATGGCAAATCTCTTACCGATTTTTCATGAACATAGTATATATCAAATGCTGCATACAAATTTATAAATTTACCATGTTTATCATATTTAATTAATTCGCCATCTAAAATACTATTAAACGTGGTCTTCTCTGTTGTTTTTGTTCCAGTGAATGTTACATTCATATTGGTATCAATTAAATAAATATTACCATCTTCAGTTATATATAATAAATTTCTATCACCATCTGCTTTATCAGTTACTGTATAATGTTTACGAATATTAGGACTTAGACTATTGGTATTTTCTACCGTATCTGTTATATGTTCCATTTGTAATGTTATCGAACCAGGGCCAATAAAATGTGATGGTTTTATCCACCTCTTAATTTCCATATTTTTTTTATTTACATCATCTTCTGGTAATAATAATCGCATATATGATTGACAAATATTATCACGTACTTTGTATGATATTGGAAACCGAGTGTTTTGAATACCACAAAGTACTATACGAATCGATTTTCGTAATGCAGTCATTAATTTTTTTATATTGTCATGTTCTGTTCCAAAACCAACGCGATAATTATCTATTTCTAATTCTACTTCATATTGTTCTACATTATTAAAAAGATTAGATTCTTGTATTGTATATTTGGGTATTAATATTGGTTGATTATCCCTATCTAATGTAAAATCCGATGTTTTTATAACTGTCAAGTCGGCAAATATTGGTAATTCTGGATGACGAAACCTCACGCGATTCATAGAACGAAATGTTTTTAAGGAATCATTCCATGTTTGCAGTGTTTTACGACAAAATGGTGCATTTACCATAAAGTCTTGTTCCGTTTGGTAAGACACCTTAAAATTAAAATCAGGTACTCTTACTTTATTAATATATTCACCAGAACTTTTTGTTGCAGTCTGTTTTTGTGTGAACTTAAGTTTATTAAATAGAGTAGATGGCATATCTATTAGTTTTTGCATACTATTTGTACGACAATATTCCTGAATTAAATCCAAACCAGTTATTTCTGCTCTTAAATTAGAGGTTTTTTGTATACCGTCCTTGTTAATATACTGATTTTGTATACGTAACATGTGTATTCCATCATCTATTTCAGGAACAAACCCGTTTGCATATAATTGTTTTACTACATTATCATAGTCTATTTTGGAAAGTGGCTTTGAATGTTTTAGATCTGTATTAAACCTAATTTCAAGTTCACTTATTTTACCATTTGTACTCAACATTGGATTACTGTCTAAATAGTATTGAACTATTTGTTCAAACTCTTCCTTTTGTTGATGTGAGGGTTTATGTAGATATTGTTTGGGGTTCTGATGCTGTGAATCCATTTTTTGCATAGTTTTCCCAGACATTATAATATATTGTATATAAATATAACATATATTATTTCTATTTCAATTTTCTAACAGTATTTATCTTGATATTATATTGTAAATCCTGTTACAAACTCTCTTAGTAAGTTGTATAAATCTGTCTTTTTATATTTTTCGGTATTTTTGTACATTCCAAATTGTTTTACATATTGTTCTAACTTATCCACCTTGTACGACCCTATTGATTTTATTGGTTTCTCATTATTTTCTATCAAATAACTTGTGTTACGAATATCCGCAATTTCAAACTCCAAAAGCGGATCTATTTGCATACTATAATAATTTTTATCGTTTTTATAAAATAAATATGTTTTGGCATCATCTGTCGCATTTGTAATAAATTCAAATCGCAAATTTTTTGCATCATTCATAATAATTATGTTTATATTGTAATAGACAGTTATAGAGATAAGACATAAAATATCCGTTTTATATGGATTTGTCATCAAATCTGATAATATTTCTGATACATTAGCCTTTGTTGTTTTATGATTTGAATTTTTTATTTTTGATGGATTAGATGTAATTTTCTTGGATAATTCTTGTTTCCATTCTATTTCACGAGTATTATGATTATTACGAATTACATTATATTCTTTATATTCATGAATCGCTATGTAAATACACCAAAATAATGAATCTCGTTGAGATGGTGATATAATATTTTTTTCTATTGATTTCGTTTCTTGTATATTTTCATTTGTTGTTGTACTAATATCTGTTAAATCAACTGATGTATTTGCATCGTTTCTACATTCTTTATTATTAATTGTTAACATATAAGGAGTTAAATGACATATCAATTCATCTATATTTTGCCCGATACATACATTGTTATTTACTTGAAACATTTTATTGTATATAGTACTTGTCATTACCGGGTTACTTCGCTATAAGATAATGTAATGTTATCTTTATCTTCTTTATTATTAAATAATGCTGTCTTGAATTCTTCTTTCTGGTATTCTGTTGTTTTTAGAGTTTCTTCTTGTTGTTTTGTATATTCTATATATTTTTGGAGTTCTTCAATTACTTCATTAGTTATATAAGTTAAATTTATATATACTCCACTTTTATTTTCATTTAGTTTACATAAGTTCTTTGATAAAATACGCAACACTTCTATTTGATGATGTTTATTCATTTGTTCAATAGACATTTTTAGCGTTTCTAATAATTCAGTATTATCCATCATTTATATAAATATATATATTGGTTTTATATAGATTTGATTAATACTTAATCATATGACATATAATTCAGCAAATAATAAATTTAAATATACGCTTACTAATAATACCAGTTATACCGTTGAACAATTAGACCATGATATCATTTTAGATTCATTTAATAGATGGGATAGTCTTGTTACAGTTGATAGTCGTCACGGTTCTTCATATCAAATTACAATTAATATTACGATTGACCCTTTAGGTATTAGTATTTTGGGTGGAGCATGGATTGAGTATGTAAATAAACTTACAACGGGAGGTACAACAGGTTCGTTTGGTGATATTGTTCCTTATGTTGGAAATATAACTATTAATAGTAGTAAAATGTATACATTAAAAACTACAAATCATAATGGCGGAAAAAGTAGTTTGTATCATGTATTATTACATGAAATTGGACATATTTTAGGTATTGGTACATTATGGTGGGATGGCGATGAAATAAGAACTGGATCTCCATTAACAAGTTACGATGATAATGGTACTACCAAATATTATTATACAGGTACTAATGCATTACGTGAATATAAATCTTATTTTGCATACTATAATGGGTCTTATAATGATTCATTTGTTGGAATACCTATTGAAGATAATGGTGGTTCTGGTACTGCTGAAGGTCATGCTGAAGAAGGGGTTTCACCAGTTTCATCGGATAACCGATATATAAATGGAATATTTCATCCAGGATTAGGTACAGAATTAATGTCAGGATGGTTGGATGAGGCTCCCGCTTCTGCACCACTTAGTAAAATTACCTTGGGATTCTTAGAAGATATGGGATATACAGTAAATTATAATCTCGCTGATTTATATATAATGTCTTGGCCTTCAACTACAGATGCTAATAATTTAGAACAAACCTTTATTCAAGGGTTTTTAGATATAAGTGGCGGTGATATTATTAACCGTAAAGGAGATTTATCTATATTAGATGGTACAATGGATGTAAATGGAGATGTTTCGTTTAATTCAAAATTATCCGTCGGCGGAGATGTTTCATTCAATAATAGAGTTGATATTTTTGGCAATTTGTATACACAGAAGGTAACAATCAATGCCAGCGATGACCCTGAAGATAGTGACCCATCATTAAAAGTATTTGGTGATATTGATTTCACAGGTAACCTTTTAAACGATGGTAATCAATTTGTTGGTGGAGCTACCGACCTTAATGGACTTTCTGATGTTAAAGTGGGAGGTGATAATTTCACGAATGGTTTATTAATCGGTACTACCCATACCGGTGAACTGAATACCGCTAATAATAACATTGGTGTTGGAAAAGATGCATTGTATCATATTACGGAAGGTGATGCTAATGTGAGTGTGGGGGGTATGTCACTTTATAGACTTACTGGCGGAAGTAGTAATACTGCAATTGGATATAATGCAGGTCCTTATGTCTCCGGAAATTCAAATACTGTATCTATAGGTACCAACGCCGGTGCCATTTCCACTGGTGGAAATAATACTTTTATAGGTGCCTATGCAGATGTAGATATTGCCTATGCAGATGATACTGGTGTAACTGATTTAAGCAATTCAGTAGCCATTGGATATAACGCAAAAATAACAGAAAGTAACCAAATTATGTTGGGTACTGCAAATGAAACAGTAGTTGCACCTGGACGAGTTGATATTTGTGGTAATTTGTATGCACAATATGATGACCAAAATCCTACCATTCCACAAGGTGCTATTATTGGTGGAATCGGTGGTGGCACTGAATTTCCACATATCACAATCAATCCCATTGATGTATCTGTATCTGTTAATGGTATCCAAGCACTTAACGAATACTTGACATTTACAATTCCTCACACAATGACAGCATTGAAATATTTTTGTACATCACACGCAGCTATGATTGGAGATTTTGATATTGGAGAATATTCAGCCACGGAAACAGATAAAACATATTATGTTAGAATGGCGGCTTCAAATGCTGACCCCTATTATATATTCAGTGATACTCCTAATGGTACAGCATTAAATGATACAGCAGCAGCTGGTAGTGGTACACAATTAACTTTATACAAAGGAAATACATATAAATTCATTATGACAGAAACAACTACTCATCCATTTATAGTCGGTGATAGTGCTGATCCAGATTTAACTACTGGTATAAAATTAGAAAGTACTGGTACTGGTGGAGCAACAACATCCACATATAGAGAGCCTTATCCATTACATATTAATGGCACAGCAAATATAGAAAAGAATTTAAATGTTGCCAAAAAATTAACAGTATCTGGTCCAATTATACAATGGTAATTACAACACAATAAAAAATTATTTACACTATAAATAATTTTTATAATTAGTTTAATCTTCATAAATAGATAATGGCGGTAAAGACCCACCAGTTTTTTCGTTTCCATCTTTCGGCGGTCTTGGTTCAGTCAATTTTGCAATAGCACAAATGTAAGGGTCATTTAATTCAAAACGCGTACCAATAACATTTACTAATATTTTTTCATTTTCAGTAACATTTGCAAATTTTGTGTTTGTAAAATGATGGTCACGTGCAATAAATACAGTGACAGGAACCGACCCATCTTCGTCAATTACCTCAGCATGAATACCCGCTTTTGTAATTGTTTTTGCTACACAATTCATCAACATACCTTCGACTGGATGACATACCATGCATTCAAATACAACCTGAAATTCAACTTTGTCACCACGAATTGAACCACTTGAATAATTTATGATACGAATAGAATTTGGTTTTAATATACCTTCGGCAATACATTTACCAGTTGTTTGATATAGAATTTCTGTTTCAAGATTTTTCTTCACATTTTTACCAACTTCTGTAATCATAAGATATACTTTCTGTGTTAAAACAGATGAATTATATACACCGTGTATTTTTTCAGTAGTTGATGGTTTATTCATATTACTATAATGTCACAAAATATATTTCTATGTTATTTACAGAAATATATAATCAATTTTTTAAAAATTATATTTTGGGTATATCATTAGCTAATGTTTGTTCAAGGTCAAAGAACCACATTTTATTTTTATTATGGGGAGACTCATTAAAATATCGCATAATCATTTCCAACATTACACATATACCTTTTCTCATAATATTTTTAGCATTTGTATTTAGATTATACGTAATATGACCGCCTTTATCTTCGCGTATGGGGTATGGATTTTTAGCTAAAACCTTATTATTTAAAAATTTGATAATTTCATTTTTGCCCATAACATTACATTTAAATCCCTTATTATTAGACGTTTTCGTTGTAATATCCTTTAATTTAAACTCAATCGTATTCTTCTTAAATAAGTGCATAAATCCAATAAAATCTTGCATTTGTTCTTTAGTTATGGAATATTTACTTTGTAATTGTTCAGTAAAACTACGTGAAACAGTTAAACTTGCCTTTTTCCAATTACGTGTTTCTTGAACCTGTACATACAAATCAATATGTTTTGCAGAAGCGAGTGCAATACCCCGTTTGAAACCATTAATATCATCTTTTATCATTATTTTTTCATCAAAATAGGATGTTACATATTTTGCAATATTCTTATGTACAATATCATTGGGCAATACATCTATCAAATTAGAATTCTCTATTTCATATAAATGAAACAATATTGTTAATTTATCTTCAATGTCTTGTGTATCTAACCAATGATAAATTGTATATTTATCTATTAAATCAACTGATATATTGATATTATCATGTAATTCATTATAAATATAACCTAAATGTTTATACCAATCACTTTCAGCAGTATCCATAATAATTTTGTTATTAAAATTCGTCTTTTCATCTTGTACAACCGTTAATGAATAATCCAATTTTTTTAATAATAATTCAAAAGAATTTTGTATTTTTTGTATAGCAATTGTAGGGGATGATTTTTTTTCTATAACTTTGTTTGAAATCTTTATATCGTCATTGACCTTTTCCTTAGGGAGTTCCATATACATTTCAGTTGGTTTAAATTCAACAGGTACACTTCTATCTAATATTGATGAATGATTATCGCTTATTTCGACTGGTTGATACCCATAATAATCACCTGAATTTATCAAATTCCCCTTTCTACCGTATTTATCTATAATATAATTGTATTGGTTCTCAATAAACATAGATAATACATAATCTATTTGCTCGGTTGGGTATGGATTTGCGATTTGAATAGATGCAATAAGTTGTTCGCGTTTATAAAATGGCTGTTCCTTAAATAAATCACGGATTCGTTTTGAAATACCCAGATAATTCATCTTTACATAGTGTTCATTATAAGTTATTTTGTTAATGTCTTCCTTTGTTATTTCTGTATTTGGAGAACATACAAAGTCACAATTCATATAATCACAAATACTGCTACCAGATTTGTCACCAATTTTATAATCTATTTCTTGATTACTTGATAATTTCAATTGAATCGTTTGATTTTCTGCAAGTGTATTTAATTTTTCTACGGTTAACTCTGTTTGGCCTATATTCAATATACAATCAACCGCGGTTTCTTTCAAAATTCTGGTAATTTTACCAATTTGTATAGCTTTTTTCTCTGCATAACGATATACATATAAATCGGCGGTTTCTGTATCATCCACTGCATTTGTTGCATGTAAATATATTTCTACATTGCGTTCTTCAAATGGTAACATACAATGACTTAAATTACGTACACCACGTCCGAGTATTTGTTCTATACGATTCATATTATACCAAGGTTCTAACATATGTAGTTGACGAATATTTTTAAAGTCTAATCCCTCAGCGGCTGCTTTGGTTATTAATACTACTCTAACAAGTTCTCCATTTTTATTCTCTGGACTGGTTATATATTTCAAATCAGCAAGATTATTTGGCGAAAATGATTTATCTCCTGTAATCATTACATATTTGGCTGGATGATAATTCTTTTTGTCACTTTCTTCCATTTCATCAATAGGTTTCAATGTAGTTGCATCAACAGGATTCGTAGGTGGTTCCTCAAACAAAGATTTTGTATGGCTTGCGAATCCATATCGAGTAAATCCCATCTCTTCTAATGCAAGTGCTATTGGAACAACTCCTCCATCTATAAATTGAGAATATATCATTATAATTCCAGTTGAGTTCTCTATTGATTTACATATGCTTGATATCTTACCGCTATATTTTCCAATATTATCCGGATGGAATATATTACCAAATTTATCCAATATTTCAGGTTTATATTTGAAATTATGACGAAGTTCAAACGGGGTTCTCGTTGTCTCATAAGAAACAATATGAGATAATCCAGTTTTACCAATCATATTATTTATAATTCTCTTATTTGTCTGGGTGGTTTCTAAATCGGTTGGTTTCGCTACTGCATCATTTTCATTTTCATTTTCATTTTGTAAAGAAGGTTGAGATACTACAAACTCTGGATTTGGAAAAATAATATTTAAAGATTGTAAGGGTTCTCTTAAATAAGTATACCCAAATGATTCCATGTTCTCAAATGAAGGCATTTCTTTAACATTTCCATAAGCATCTTTAACAGATATTGATGTTTCTAATAAATGTTTAAGAATAAATTGGTACGCATTGTTTTGGTATTCACCAATTACATTCATATATAAAGGTGTTTTACTCGGTTTATCGTCAATTGGCTTGTTATTCATTTGAGTTGATGGATAATTATCATATTGAATCATTCGTCCAATAGAAAAATCATTAGGATAAATACGATACGGAAATGTATACGGATTTTCCCCTCTAACATACGAGATATATCCCGTTAATTTACGTCGTAATAATTCTTCTCCTCCTTCAATAACAGTCCCGTCTTCCAGTGTTTTTGGTTCTACCATAGTACCCTCATTCGTAAAGACATCAGTTTCTTCAATTAAACTTCTCTTATCAACAGCATTTAATAAATTGGTTAGCCATATAATTTCACGTTGATTATTAAAAATAGGAGTAGCGGATAATAATAATAAACGGATATTATCAGCATATTTACAACACCTCATTAACAATGATGCTGTTTTTTTTGCTTCTTTATTATCTTGCATAACCCTAATGTTATGTACTTCATCAATAATAACTAAACGGTTATTAAAAAGTGAACGAATTAAACTAATTTCTTGTTGTTTTATTTGTTTACTTGATAAGTTAGTATTAGCATCTACACGGGTTTTACGTTTAATATAATTAGCAAGTTCTCCATAACCCATAAAAACATAATACTGAGAGATAAGTGTATTTATCTGTGAAACAACTTTAGACTTAGGAATATTCTGTATTTGTGAAGGATTTATTTCTTGTAATAGGGTATTACCGATACATGTATTTAAGTTCCAAATTCCACCTTCTAATTTAAGTTTTCGTTCATCAAATAATTGTAATCGAAAATTATTTTGAACATTTGGTGATGCAATAACCATTATACGTTGTGTAATACCAATCTGTTTCATATAATCACGCATTTCTTCCGCAATACCAATAGCACTACATGTTTTACCCGTACCTAAACCATGATATAAAAGCAAACTGTTATATGGTGTTTGAAATGAAAGAAAATTTTTAACAAATAACTGATGAGGCATTAACTCAAAATCTGCATTACACATTTTTTCAGCTTGTTTTTTTATATCGTATATTTTACCGTCATATTGAGTATCATTAAATTCTTTTCTCTTTGCAATTTTAATATTAAAATTAGGGTCGTCAATTTCTGGGTATAAAAAATCATAATTATCATCAAGTGCAATACTTTCGCGTTGTGCTAATTCCTTTTTATGTAAAAAATCGTTATGCTCTTTTGAAACAATGTTTGTAGGGGCAACCCCGATTTTATCTTGTATTTTTTGTTGATTTACAGGAATATCTATTTTATTTGAAGAATCAGGTAATTCATATTGTGATTCATCAATATTATCAATATGTTCTACTGGTTTATCATCGTTACCAATTTCAAAATCTTGTAAATCATCATTAGTATCTAATTCGGGTTTAGTGGTTTCTGGAGTAAGGCTATCTACAGTAGGTATTTTTTCAACAACTGCTTCCTTTTGGCTTTGTATAGTTTCAATATTTTCTAAATAAATTATTTGAATAATAAGTTCATCGTTTAATGTACCATAATAAGTAGAATTACTAACCGCTTTTGTATGTTTTGATTTTAACTCTGTAATAATGGTTTTAAGTACATTCGCAGTAATAGGTTTGTTATTAATCCTACCATTCTTTAAAAAAATAATACGGTCTATATTTTTATTTAACAAATCAATATCATAAGTTTTATTACGATTGCCATCTATTTTTAATATCGTGGTCTTATCGTTAGATACTAAATTAATATCAGTTAACTTATAACAATTATTATTACTATCACATCTATATCCACTTGGGCAACGTTTTTTATCTTCACATGTATATTCTGGTAGGGTAATTGGTATATCAGGTTGTGATTGTGATTCATTAATAGGTTCGTTAAATGGATTCAATGCTGATATTTTATCTACTATATTATCAAGAATACGCGGTTCATCAGGTTTAATAGTTAGTTTTCGTCGTGTTTTTCTATTTGTCTTAGAAGTATTAACATCTGATTTAATTTTACGACTTGCCATGTAAAATATATGTATGTATATATTTTACACATATATTTCATTTATCTTGTTTATACACCATTTGTTATTTGATGATATATGTTGACTCACTAAATTTATCATAACGTTAGAATAGGATAAATCTATATAAACGTTTTCTTATGATTAATTAATGTATTATTAATGTGAGTAAGTAATCGCTTTTTTTCTAAATTATAAGGTCGCATAGCTGAAATACAATTATCATATGTTTTCCACTCCATTTTACTAACCTCTGAAATTTCAAAATTTTGTATATTTTCACTATGTTCATATGGAATATATGCCAAATAATATTTATGTTTATAAGACTTATAATTAGAACCTGTATATATTTCCTCATATGGATAAATATTATGTATACTAATTAAACAAGAACGATTAATACCGGTTTCTTCACAAAATTCACGAACAGCACAGTCATAATCTCTCTCTTGAAAATTTCGTCGGCCTTTTGGAAATCCCCACTCAGGGTCAGTCCATTGTGTGTATGATTTAGTTTCCTCTATTAGACTCTGCAGTGTATAATCCTGATTATTAAATGATATACCTTTTTTTAATAATTCAAACTTATCTCGTGAACAATTTTCTTCATGTTTATACTGGTTATTACAACCAGTATCTCCCCAAATATGTTTCCATAACTCAACAAAAGACATTGTCATTAAGTAGTGTTTTTCACGAATAGTCATTTGTTTTAACATATTTATAATATAATCTTTATTATTTATGGAATACTTACCACGCATAAAATCAATAAATCCAAATGTGTCTTTACGACAAATAGATAAATATTGCAATTCTTTATTTACGATACGAAATGCAACTATACCTATACTCATAATTGGTAATTTACATAAATGATAAACATGTCCATACTTTCCACAATTATTACAATAATTTTCACTCATTTTTTATTATAATTGGATAATACTAAGTAATTATAATAAGGTATCTTTATATATTATCACACCAATGTTTTTTGATCCATCTGTATGGGGACCTCATTATTGGTTTTTTTTGCATACCGTAGCAGAATCATATCCGGAATATCCAAACGAAGTGATAAAACGAAAATATTACGATTTAATCCAGAATATGCCGTTATTTATACCAATAAGCGAGATTGGTGATAAATTTAGTAGTATATTAGACAAATATCCAGTTACACCATATTTATGTTCTAAGAAATCGTTTGTAAGATGGATGCATTTTATTCATAATAAAATAAATGTATCATTAAACAAAACAGAATTATCCATGCCAGAAGCACTTGAACAATATCGTAATAAATATAAACCAAAACCAGTATATTTAGCGGAACAAATAAATTTAAGAAAACATTATTTATATGCTATTTTCATCATTATTCTATTTGTTCTAATTTATATGTATTATGAATAATCCAATACAGAGAAACTTATTCTCTTGATAATATAAATATGAGATTGGAACTATATATTATACTGATTGCTGGATTTATAATTGCAAATATTTATACCGATGGCAAATATACAAAAATGTTAACTTTTGGAAAAAAATACTATCAAATGGCAGGAGTTGCATTTGGTGCATTAATGATATACATTTTATTTAAAAAGAATCCATTACGTGCTCAACAAATGATTGGTGCATCTAATGAATATTTACGTTATTTACCGATTGACCGTAATACATCTAATATGATTTCACCTATTTTGGATTTTACAAGCAAACAAAATATGGCTCCTGTACAAAATGGGGGGCAATACAATAATCCTATTGTTTCCATGCCAGAATCATCTAACATGTATGCAGAGAACCGTATAATGAATTCAGGTAAAAAATCTACAAAACGGTCGGTTAGTGAAACAAAAAAGAAATTTGTTGCATCAAGACAAGATTGGAAATGCGGAGATTGTCAAACACAATTAACCGCGTGGTTTGAGGTAGATCATAAAGTACGATTAGAATATGGCGGTAGTAACCATGTAGATAATTTAGTTGCATTATGTCGTGAATGCCATGGAAAAAAAACAACAATGGAGAACCTATAAATATATTTGTTATTCTAAGTAACAAATATACAAAATAATATAAGACATTTAATATATATAAGTGTTATTAAAAACAATATGAATACTGTTGAAATTCTTTCCCATAAATATTCAATACTATTACTTAGTTTTATTATTATAGCGATTACCACATATGATGGTATTAATAAATTAAATAGCGAAGAACCTGACCGAGAAAACATTAAAATAAATATGGTGGTTATATTTATATCACTATTGTTTGGTGCAGGATATTATAATTATAAATCACTTTCTTCATCATCTAATTTAATATATAACCAATTATTTACATTTTTTTTATTTATAGCATTTATATTTTTGATATATTGGTTTACTACACTTGATATTAAAACATTTACTACATTTACTTACTTGTCTTCTATTGTCCTTATATTAATTACAATCGTTGCACTTTCTATTATTTTTATTATGCTTAGTAATTGGTTAAAGTCATTACATGGATGGACTGGATTTTTCGTGAATTTCTTATTTTATATCCCATGTTTATTGAACACATTTGTATATTATTTAATTAGTGAATTTAAATTAACAACAAGTCCTGTATTAATTCTATTCTTTATTGAAATACTGTTATTATTGTGTTATTTATACATTCCTGAAATTGTTAATCATATTACCAATAAAGATGGTACATTACTTCATAATACCAATACATTAGCCAATGGAGATATTGAAATTCAAGATACATTCTTTTTAAATGCACAAAACTCATTTTCACTTGACGAACATGTAATGCCCGATATGAAATTTCAAATCAATGGAAATAGAAACAAAACTACCTTTCAAAATTATGCCATTTCTATGTGGACATATGTGAACGCACATGGAAGTAATAAATTAGCATATAATACAGAATCCTTAATATTTGATTATGGTGACCGTAAACCGAAAATAACTTATTATAATGGTGATGACCAAGATACACGTGATAAATATCGTATTTACTTTACAAATAATACAACATTAAATAAAGACGGTGATGATAACAACGACTTCAAAGAATATTATGAAATGAAACTACCATTACAGCGATGGAATCATTTAGTGTTTAATTTCAGTTCAACCCATGCGGACTTATTTGTGAATGGTCATTTAGAACGTACATTTTCATTTGCTGATGGCAAAATGCCAACATTTTCTAATACAGATGTAGTTACCACGGGGAAAAATGACGGATTACATGGAGCTATAAGTAACATTCGCTATTATACAAAAACATTAAGTAAACATAAAATTACAAATATGTATAATATTTTTATGAAAAAAACACCACCAACATTTAATATGTAAGCATTTACTATATAATAAAATGAATGCAATTGCCATAATTTTAGCAATAGTTGTAATATTGTTATTTTACATATTGTATCGTTTCTTCATGTTAAAATCAACTGAATTAACCCAAACGGCCAGTTTACTGGATTCAAATCCTTCAATTCCCATAGAAAATAAACCTACCAGTACACGTTATTCATATGGTATTTGGATTTATGTTAATTCTTGGAATTCCAGTATAGAGAAAACTATTTTTGAAAGAACTAACAACATCAAATTATATTTTGCTGATACAGCACCCGTTTTAAAATGTGATATTACCATGGATGATGGTCAAACATTAGCCGCTGGTGCATCTGCACCAACTACTACTCTTGAAATCACAGATAATTTCCCTCTACAAAAATGGGTACATATTGTCACCAGCGTAGATAATCAATATTTAGATGCATATTTAGACGGTAAATTAATAAAATCCGGAAGATTATATAGTGAAGCGGTTGTTGCTGAAGGTAGTACACCGGCTTCTCCTGAAAGTACACCAAAAACTCCTGCAGATCAAGCTATGACTATTGGAGGAGGTACTAACTACGATGCATACATTGCAAAATTCAATCATTGGTCATTACCCCTTGACCCACAAACAGTTTGGTCAATATATAATGAAGGTAATGGACAAAGTGGTATGAATAATTATATTTCTTCGTATGGTATTGATTTATCAATACTCAAAGATAATGTAGAACAATCAAAATACTCAATATTATAAATTATTATCAAATCGTTTTATAGTTATATAATATATTAAACGATTATGAATACACAACCAAATATACCGACTACATCTACTAATATAGAAATGCCACAAAGTGTTCAAAATATTGGAAACAATATTAGTGAATCTGTAAATAATTTATCTGAATCTGTTAAATCAAGTCTTGATGGTTTTTCACAATCAGCAGATGCTGGCATGGAGGCGTCAAGTGGATTCCTATCATCAAATACAATTATTGCAAAATTTGTATTTCTTATTTTAATCATCATTGTTTTTATTATCTTGCTGAATTTAGGAATTTTGGCTATTCAATATTTTACAAATCCGTCTGGAAGCAGTCCATACCTAATTGATGGTACATTTAGTGGAAACCAACAAGAAACCATTAAACAAGACCCTAACGCAGCAGACTCTATTTTAATTAAACGTTCAAACAATCAATCCAGTGGTATTGAATTCTCATGGTCTACTTGGATACAAATTGACGAATTAAATGTCGGGGACAAACATCAACATATTTTCCATAAAGGTGTTAATGAATTTGACTCGACTGGTCTTGCAAAAATTAACAATGCTCCTGGATTATATATTAAAAATCTACCAAATGGTACCTCTACAAACACCGCTACATTGAAATTAGTTATGTCAACAACAAGTACTAATACTGATTTTATTGAGATTGATGATATTCCATTGAAACATTGGGTTAATATTATTGTTCGTATGAAGAATACAACATTAGATGTTTATGTTAATGGAACTGTTGCAGGCCGATTAAATCTACGAGAAGTCCCATTACAAAATTACTATGATGTACATATTGGTCAAAATAATGGATTTAATGGTAAAATATCAAATTTAAGATATTACGATTATGCATTAAATATTTTTGAAATAAATAAAGTCGTTGCTGCTGGTCCAAATCCTAATGCTGCAAAACAATCACAAAAATTACAAGATAGTTACTTTTATTTATCACCTTCTTGGTTTACTGCAAAATTATAAAATTTCTTTATATATGTTAAATGGCTGACCAAAGTATGATTGATGCACTATGTTCCCAACGAAAACAATATCAATTATTTAATAAACCACCAATACGATATAATCCACCAAACCCATATCCTGAATTTACACAAGAACAATTAAATATGCGACGAAAAGTTGAAATTCTAAAATACAAAAAAAACTCTACACAAGCTCCTCAATTAACCAAGTCACAAAAATTAAGTCAAATGCTTAAACGTACTTCCAATTTAACACGGGTTGTTTGTCCAAGTGATAAATATATACCAGTATTATCTACAGCTTCGGATATTCCAGGACCACCTGTATATTTAGTTGAAGATGATAACGTTCCATTGTATAAATATTCACAAAACACAGATGTATATGGTGAACAAATTGAGGTTGATGACGACGATTGGACTCTCAATGTAATTTCAAACCAAATAGTATCATCTACACAAGAGTATACTACATTTTGTAATTTAATTATTCGCCCAATTATAAAACAACCATATACAATTTTTACATTACAAACACCTGTTTTATTTCGCTTACAAGGTATTGGACTTCCTTCTTCTACAAATGGTTCTATTATTGTTCCTACAATAACACCAACAAATGGAACTATTGATAATAATAGTTTTTTAACTACATATAATGGTAATCCTGTCGCTAATAATAGTAGTAGCAAAACTACCTTTTTACAAAATAATTCTATCACAACTACATTAAATGCTCCAAGCACTGACCCTTATAATTATTTTTGTGAAGCATATATTGGATTAGTTGAATTTAGTAATATTTCATTGAATACATCACCTGGATTTGTATATGATTTTAAATTTTATTATATTGTTGATTATAAAGATGAGAATGATGATTCTATTACTGACGTTGATATATTAAATAATATACAATTTGAATTATATATAAATCTTAATGACTCATATGCTATACAACCTCAACAGAATTGTAATATAACTACTGATTTGACCAATCTACCTGAAAAAAAAGTATTGTTCTCTGGTAGTGGTTAAATCAAACTTGTATTTTTAATCATCTTTATATTCAATATATTCATCATATTTATCTCTACATAATGGACAATTATCACATTTCATTACACATACTTCACATATGTAATGAAAACAATTAGGTATAATTAATTTATCAGGAGTAATCTCTTCATAACATACTGGACAGTTTTCCAGTTTTCCTGATTCTATGTACATTGCACGAAACTTTTTTTGCATTCGTTTATAATTATGTTCTGCACGCTGGTAATTTTTGTCTAATAAATTCTCTAATGTATTAGCACGATTTGTTTTTCGTCTTAATTTTGTTTCTAAAAATTTAATTTCACGGTCTTTTTCTTCTAATAGTGTTAAGGGACGCGGGAAAGGTGTATGTGATTTATGATATACGACTTTCAATCGTAAGATTTCATCACAAATTGGTATATTTCTTATTCTTGGTAAATTTATTATTGACATATAAGATACTGGGATCATACCATCAAATAATTTGTATTTATCAAAATAATCATGAAAAGAATCAATAAAATCACTTAATACGGGTGTTTCTTGAGTACAATATATAGGTTCACTATCAATCCATGTTTCTTCGCCATCCTCACTGCTTACTGTTCTATCAAAATACGCACTAATAATTGAACTAGGTATAGTTAACTCATATTCTTGTATACATTTATTTTTGTTTGAAGTAACTGAAATCAATTCATATGTTGAAATATTATACTTTGTTTCTTCATTTGGAATCGAAGTTACTGTTACATCAGATAAGAACATTTCTATTGCATTACGGAACAAATCATCTCGTGTTAGTTTAGGCATTGTCTATTAATTTAATATTGTAAACTATATTTAATTTTATTCAATTTTTTGTTTTTCTATATAACTATAGTATATAATGCCTCGTTGTCCACCTGGAACTCGCAGATGTCCTCCAAATGTTGGAAAATGCCATAAAACTGGTAAAACTGGTAAAACTGCTAAGAAACAACCAAAATTAAAGAAATCGGTTGAAAAAACACCTGAAGTTGACCCCACTAAGGTGAAACGTAGTTGGATGGAACACTTAAAATGGTGTTCTAATCATTTTAATATTAAGTATGGTAAAGCTATGACTGATGAGAGATGTCGCCAGATTTGGAAAGACACTCGTTAAGATGATTTTCTAAAAACTTTATTTCATACGTATTACTCATTTCAAAATTATTTGGATATGACTTGACATCAAACTCATATTCTTGTGTCTTACATAATATACAATACATCATAAACTCGCACATTTCTATATATTTACTTACTGAATCATAATAAATAATACAATCTTTTATATTTGAATTATAAAAATATTGATCTAATAATAATTCCGGGTTGGATAAATGTATTTCAGGTTCATATATATTTTTTTCATCGAGATATTTTGTAAATATTACATACATTGATTTTATTTTTATAACAATTTTTTTATATTTTTCTATTATCTCATCTGTTGGTGTATAAGTACCTTCTAATTTTATTGTTTTTCCACAATGGTTTAATATCCATTTTAAATCTGCTAATATTATTCGGGTTATTAATGTATTATCAATACCGACAGTAAAATTATGTAACATATTTTTTTCATTATTATATTTTTGTTCTTCTTTTTTACACTCTACTAATTTTTCATATATTTCATCATTTGACCAGTTATATATTTCTGTATACTTTGTTAATATATCCTGTATTAAATTACATTGTAACTTTTTTACATTTAATGTTTGATTCGTTTCTTCTATTATAAATTTTCTTTCATCTACGGTTAATAATTCATTAGAGTAACTACCACCACGAACATTATCTATTCCATAACATTTCATATATTTTTTTACAAAATAATTTATTTCATCATCTTGACATATTGATATTGTTTCTATTATACGATTTGGCTTATATTTTGATAAATATTCATTTATCAATTCACATTCTGTTAACACAATGTGCATATCTACTTTATCATGAGTTGATACATGCAAAAATAACTTGTCCTTCTCTAATAAAATTATATGTAAAAACATTTGAATAAATAATATAATATTGAAATATCTATATTATTTTAGTTCTTCATACATTATGCATGTGTATGTGTAGTAATATTACGAGTAGGGTTTAAACACATATGTTGTGTGGGAAATGTTTGACCAGACATGCACTTACTTTCATCATCTACTTCAATACAACCACGTTTACCTTGATATTCACCAACTAAACACCAATTTGTTTTATTTGAGGTAATTGGGTTTTGAATAGGACTATTATTATCATCATCTTTGGGTGGGTTATTTACAATGGTTGATGAATTAATAGACTTATCTAATTGTTGAACGGCATTAGAATTTACATTCTTACGACTTGCATCCTTAAGTAAATCTGCTGCTGATTGTATTGTATCGCCTGCAATATCTATACCGGCTTTTGCTACATCGGTTGCTACATCTGTTGATTTATCTATTACTGTACCTGCTGTATATCCAAATACAGATAACACTTGTGTAAATAATGGACCAAATACATTACTTATCGTTTGAATAATATTATCAAGTGAAGATAGTAAATTTATACCTAAAAATGATAATATCAACAATCCTGTTAATAAAAAAATTACTAAATTTTTTCCACTAAACATGTTGGATTCTGATGATGTCACTGGTACAATAGGTGATTGGGTGACACTTGCCGTTATAGGAGTTCTTGTTGTTTCAAATGATTGGTTCATATTATATACTATGAATAGCTTTTTATTCAAAGTTTAATAACTAATTAATTGTAAATGATTTAGACGTTCGTTTAGTAATAATTTATAATTTATAGTTTTATTATAATGAGTTTAATTGGAATGTTTGAAACGTTTTTATTTGTGAGTTTAGCAATTACATTTATCTTGGTAGTATTTTTAGTATATCATTTTAAAAGTCGCATTGCAACGATTGAACATAAATGTGACACGATGTTTGAAATTATTAATAATATTGTTGCAGAAATGAATCATCCACAATCAGAAATTATACATAATAGTCAACCTAATATGCAGGTGAATCAGTTTACTCCTACATTTGATAATAAAATAGATATTGTCCTCAGTGAAGATGAAGATGATAGCGAAAATGAGGATGATTGTGATAGCGAAGATGAAACACTAAGTGGCGATGAAGAGGATAGTGAAGATGAAGAGGATAGTGAAGATGAAGAGGATAGTGAAGATGAAGAGGATAGTGAAGATGAAGAGGATAGTGAAAATAATGTAGAAGAAAGTATTAATACTGATAAACGTGTTATTAATATGGATAATCTACAAGATATGGATACAATTGATACCAACTTTGATAATGATAATAATACTCACATTGAAGGTGTAGATGAAATTAATGATGCAAACGTTGAGCCATTAAATACCTATCATTTAGATATGCATGTAGAAAAAATAGAAGAACCTGTAAATAATTTAGATGATAATTCAACTGTAAGTACAAATACTGAAACAAAGCATAGTATGTCTGTATTTAAAAAAATGACCTTACCATTGTTAAAAACATATGTTATTGAAAAAGGATTAATATCCGACCCGAGCAAAATGAAAAAACAAGACCTTATTAATTTAATTGAAACAAATGATATTTAGTAATTTGACACACACCAGATAAATAAAACCATTGTATAATATATAATTCTATTGTATATTATAATGAAATTAAATAGTTCATTTGCACCCGAATCTATACATTCTGCATATCCTATAATAAAAGAAACTGTTCCAAAGTCTGAACGTGGTTATAATACAAATAATAAATATTCCAGTTTTCCTCCATTGATGAGTGATGGGCGATCAATCACTGCTACATGGCAACATGATGCTGTTGCTAATCATAAATTAGTGCAAGAGAATAATATAAAGTCAAATTGGAACTATCGTAAATTTCTAACAGATAATGCAGTTAATGTAATGGAACAAAGCTTTAGAGAAAGTTCAAATGATGTAGGATATAATTCACGATATGCTACTGCACCAAATATTCAATCAAATTTTGTCTCTAATATGGGATCTCCTACATTATATTCGTCCGTTGAACATAACCCAAAAACTCTTGGACACGCAACAAGTGATTTAAAAACCAGCTATTTAACCAGAGAAAATTTACAAGCACGTAAAATTTCCCCTGTAATTACACAAGATGAACTTATTAAATCGTTTAGTGCACCAAAACCAGAAATATAAGTATTTAATTGTTATGAAATATAGAAAGATTCACTGTATATTTCATAAATGAAAGTAATTAGTTTTGATATTGGAATCAAAAATATGGCTTACTGTGTATTATCTTCAACAGATAATCATGATAAACCAATTATAATACATGATTGGAATGTACTAAGTATGGTAGAAACTGAAAATTCAATTACTTATCCATGCAATTGTAGTATACCAGGAAAAAATAAAAAAACACCATCCAAACTATGTGGTAAAAAATCAAAATACCAAAAAGATGAACAATACTTTTGTGAAAGACATGCAAAAAAAAACACCCAATGGATTATTCCAACAAAACAACATAGTCTTAGTTATATAAAAAAGCAAAAAGTACAAGACATTATTACTCTATGTAATACACATATGTTACTTATTAAACATGATGTCAAAACATTAAAAAAGGATAAATTAGTTGAAATATTAATAGAGTTTTATCAACAACGATGTTATGAACCAATAATTGCATCAAAAAAAATAAATGCGAATGATGTTGACTTAATCTGTATTGGCAAATCTATTAAACGCCTATTTAATCAATTACCAGATATTGAAACAATTACACATGTACTTATTGAAAATCAAATTTCACCTATTGCAAACCGAATGAAAACAATACAAGGGATGTTAGCTCAATATTTTATCATGAAAAGTGATAATATACATATTGAATTTGTATCTTCATCTCACAAATTACGACAATTTAAAGATATTAGCGATATTGTACCCACCCCTACACAACATACTATAACAGATATAGATAAAACTGTGAAAAACCCTAATTATAAAAGTCATAAGAATGACGGCATTTTATATACAAATCAAATACTTTGTAAAAATGATGACTTCAGTAAATGGAGTTCTGCTATGAATACACCAAAAAAAGATGATTTAGCGGATGCATTTTTACAAGGATTATGGTATTTTAAAAACCAAAATATAATATTATATGCGGATGATTTAAATATAAAACTTGTATAAATATCATAACAATGGAAACGATTGACATTAGTTTAGATAACTTAGAGCCAATTTCACTCAATAAAGATAGTAATATGACAACTCCTTCTGTTAATTTTGGTTCAGGTATTGAATTACTCATGAATGATAAAAAAAGGAGTACTTCTGGTGATAATATTCAACTTGATTTAGGTGATTTAGATACATTAGAAAAGGAAATGAATGATTTAACTGGAAATTCTGCAGAAAAACCAGCTGCATCTACTGATAGTAACACAAAAACTCTTGGTGGTATGGCAGCGAATCTATTTGGTTTAGGCGGATTTACCAATACTGCAGATACTACTACGATTCAACCTGATGAATTACCTAATGATAATGCCAATTTGGGACATGCTACCCGCGAAAGTGCTGGTAAAACACATACATGGGATGGTTTTTCAAAAATGAATGATGTTCCTTCATCGGGTCCAGCATCTTCGTATTCATCTAATTTAAACGACCGTGAAAAAAGACGAAAAAAACGCATGATGTTGAAAAAAATGGATGAATGGTATGAGAAAGGACAACTAAAACAAGGCACACAGCTTAATATTGATTCGCCATATGATGAAATTGAAGATGAATATGAGTCAGTTATGGATGATAAACGTAAAAAAGATGCAATTAAGTTACAAGGATGGTGGATGATGACCTTTATTAATTCTTTAGAATATGGCAATGCAGTATTTAACCCATTTGATTTAAATTTAGATGGATGGGGAGAACAAGTTAGTGAAGATATAGATAGTTATGAAGAGATTTTTGCGGAACTGCACGACAAATATAAAGGAGGAAAAATGGCACCAGAATTATCATTATTGCTACGTGTTGGATTTAGTGCAGCTGTATTAAATTTTTCTAATAAAGCATTATCTACCGCAACACCCGGATTTAATGATGTTATTAAACAAAGTCCTGAGCTAATGAAAATGTTTACAAATGCTACAGTTAGTAGTATGAGCCAACAATCACCCAGTTTTGAATTTGCACAAAATTTAATGCAAGACCATAATAACCGTCCAACTGGACCACCACCGCCAGCACCTGTAAAAACACAAAATCAACCACCGCCACAACGTCCTGGTATGAATTTTACAGAAGCACAAAGTAATCGTCCTGATATAGATGCAAGTAGAGGAACTATGTTTCGTGAACAGGGAATAAATGTAAATAATAATTATCAAGGGATAAATGAACCATCCAAACCTATGGAAACCCCAAAACAACGTCCCGAAATGAAAGGCCCTCAAATGGGAGGTGATATAGATAATATTTTGTCAGGATTAAAAACCAGAACTATTAATATTCAAGAACAAAGACCTCCACCAACAGCCACACAATCTAATGCAGATGATTCATCTATGATATCAATTAGTTCATTAAATGACATGCAAAATTCTAATATACCAAAACGCACAAACAGAAGAAAAAATAAATCTGATAAAAATATTATTTCACTTGATATTTAAATTATTTAATAATTTTTTCATAAAAAAATATACAAATCATGTGTATATTTTTTGATTTTCTGGATTTTCTGGATTTTCTGGATTTTCTGGATTTTCTGGATTTTCTGGATTTTCTGGATTTTCTGGATTTTCTGGATTTTCTGGATTTTCTG